CCACCATTACCTCCGGCAGTGCCGCTGTTATATCCAGCGGAGCCGCCATTTCCTCCGGTACCTATGGTGATTGGATACACCTGTCCTGGAGTGACTGTCAACACTTTAGACACCATGTGTCCGCCGCCTCCGCCTCCACCGGCGGTGCCGCCGTTGCCGCCTCCACCGCCTCCACCGCCGAATAGCAGGATGTGAACGGAGGTGACGCCCTGTGGGCACTCCCATGAGCCGGACTGTGTAAATATTTTAGTCACCTGTTTCGCCGTCATATTGAGGATTACATAACCGTCGAGCGTAGATGAATACACCAGTATCATCCACACGCCAGCTTTTATGCCGCCTTTTGCTTCTTGCCCAGATGCCGTGCAAATAGTCTTTGCCCCCGTCCCATTGACGTTAAGCGTCGCACCGCCCGCGAGGTCACATGTGGACTTAATCCGCACCTCCGCCCCGTCCACCAGTGCAAACCCCTCCTGCGCGAGAGTCAGCGCGGAAGTCGTTCCGCCCGCTGTTCCCGATGCCGCGAGAATTTCGTCGAGCAGCTGTTTATTCACTGCCGTGCCTTCGTTCACGACGGTGTTTTTCAGTTCCAGCGCGACGTTTTCCGCGACTTTCGTCCCGTCCGGGCGCTTTATGTCATATCGTGGAATGACCGTCGCGTCGGTCGATACCGCCTTCGCAAGCACTTCATCTTGTCTTTTTATCGCCATGTTATATGCTCCTTATCATCTGTCTTACGTAATTGCCGCCCGCCGAAAACGTTCCGGCTCGTCGGTATATGGATTTCATCCCATCGAGCAGCAAATCGATATCCGCGAGGACTTTCTCGATGTTGTTCGCGCCGACGTAGCCGAGCTTGTCCTCCGGCGCGGGCAGTGCTCCGGTCTCCGCCAGTGTGTAGTACGCGTCCCGGAGCCGCTGAACATTGTCAAGATACGTCATCCATTGCGGACGCCGGACAATATCGCCTTCCTGCCACTCGCGGTCTTCGGCTTTGCTCCCCTTAAGCACCGGCGTCACCTCCACCGGATACCCCGCCGACGTCAGCGCGGCGGCGAGGAGTTTGACCGCGGCTTCGACGCGGTTGAGGGTGTTGTAGGTGAGCGTTCCGCGCTCGAGCTGTGTCCTTTCGGCGTCGGTCAACCCCGACCAGTTGCCGAGAGTCTGGTATGATTTCCGTATCGCGGCGGAGGCGGTTTCGTCGCTTTCCGTGCGGTCATAGATTAAATTGAGGTTCGCTGTATCAAGGCTCATTTGATGGTCACCTCCGCGACTTGTGCGGTTCCGGAGACGGTGTGTTTCATGCTGACGATGCGTCCGGTCACGTCGTCCATGTAGTCGTATTCCTGCGTCACTTTGTCGCCGACTTTGAGATTGCCGGTGAGTATCTTTTCAGATATTTCGCGGCGGGCGGAGTAGTAGTTGTACGCCGCTGTGGCGAGTTCGTCGGCGTTTGTCCGGTTCACGAGGGTGAAGTCTTTGAGCTCGACTACGTTCTCTTTGTCCCCGGCGAGGATGAGCGGATTCCGCTTTGTGATGATGGTTTGGGTTTTGTCGTATTTCTTGCCGGTCAGGACGCAGTTCGCGTCCGCGTTGATGACGGCTTGGTTGACGGTCTGGGAGACTATCGTGCCGTTCGTGATGGACAGGGAGTGGAGCGGCTCAGGGAATGCTACGGTGATGCCGGTTCCGGTTCCGCTGTCCGCCGCTTTGTACGCGGTGTAGTCGGTTGTCCCGGCGACGTAGGAGTATGCGGTGAGCCGCAGTTCGGTGAGCTTGTCGCGGAAGGTGGTCGTCTGCCCGGTGAAGGTGTTCGTGGCGTTCAGCGTGCCCGCGACGGTGTCGGACAGTTTGTACAGCTTCACTTTGTCGGAGTAGCTGGTGTCTACAACCGCGCCGAGAGCGAAGGCGATCTGATTGAGAGCTTCGCGGCAGGAGGATATCGCGAGGTATCCGGTGAGTGTCGCGTTTTGCAGACTGCCCGCGATTTCGTATTCCACCTTGAGCGGAGAGAGCATTTCGCCGATGAGCGCCGCCGCGTTCTTCGCGGAGTAGATACCGCCGCCGAACGGGGAGTCATCGAGGATTGACACGTAGTCTTCCGACTCGATATCGTATGTCCTGTCGGAATTCCGCTCGTAGTGCGTGATGAACGTGGTCTGCACGAGCGTGTCGTCGAAGTAGGTGTAGACGGGCTGCTTTTCCTGAAAGATGAAGTCGACGTCGCTCTGCTTTTTGAGGGTGAAGCCCACGGTGTTGATCGAGATGGTTTCGGATACCGGCTCGATTTCCTGAAGCAGGGAGAAGTTTTCGATTTCGTCTTTCCCGAAGTTGCGGACGGTTCCGTAGAGGATGTCCGTTAGATACAGCCGGTTGCGAGGCATATTCATCTTCGAGAAGGAGATTATCAGCTTATTGTAGTTTTCGATTTTGTTCGCGCAGAAGAAGTTCGGCTTGTCCGGTGTGAAGTTCTTGTCCGACAGCAGGGCGCTGCCGCGATACCATTTGATGTTGACTGCCGTCGCGTACCGGTTGGAGGTCTCATCAAAAACGAGCGTGATTCCCTGAGAGGTGTACTGCCCGGTCGCGGTGAGCGTGAGGACGAGCGGAGTTTCGAAGCTGCCATCGGTCGCGCTCGACAGGCTGTCCGACACGAGGGCGTATTTCGGATCGTCCGGCGGAACCATGAGAGAGCCGTCGAGGAGGACGGAGTATATTTCGCACGGATTCGCGTACATCGGGGTCTGCTGCCCTTGCAGTAGCGCCGGAGTCGAGTTGCTGGTCTGCCCGGTCGCCGATGGGGCGAAGTTTTCTTTCGCCCCGACAGCGACGTCGGCGTAGGATACCCGGAGTTTCATGCTGCGCTCCTTTGCGGCTCCATCGCGATAAAGTCGAAGGAGAGGTTGCCCCAATACCGGTTCGTCTCGGAGTACTGCCGGAGGAGATCGTCGCTGCCGCGCGAGACATACGCCTTGAATGAGAGTGTTTCGTTGCCGAACGGGACGACGATATCGTGACTTGCGACCGGCGCGGAAATCGTTTTGTAGAGAGCGTTGTACTCCGCCTGGGACATACGGTCGGTGTTGATCGTGATGGAGTAGTTGTAGTAGGTTCCAATGAGGTCGCGGTGCATGACGCCATCGAGTGTGCGCCCGGCGTTATCGCCGTCGACAACTTCGAAATTTCGCGTCAGCGCGGTGACGATACCGCCGTATTCGGTTCCGTCGACTTTGAACATTACCGCGTCCCTCCGTTCGTGAATGTGATTTTGGTGTTCGCGCCGGAGCGTCTCTTTTCGGAGTCTATGGCGTCTCCGAAGACGCGTCCGACGACTTGCTTGTCGAGGACGAGTTCTATCTTTCCGCCGCGCCCTGAGCCGCGCTGTGCGGCTGTCATCGCGCGGTAGACGGCGTTCTCGATGCCTTCGATGATCTGCGCGTTGTTCGCGACAGCAGTCCGCCCGTTCGAGAACCGCCCGACGAGCTCGCCGGAGTTGGCGTAGAACATTCCGTCCTCGGGGAATCCGCCGGTCGCGAAGGCGGGGACCATGCGCGGCGTTTTGCCGATAAGGGATTGAGCCGCGCCGCCGCTGCTGAAAGACGCTGACGCGAGCACCTGATTCAGCTGCCTGATAAAGGTGCGCGCCGACGCGAGCAGGCTGTTCGCGAAGGCTGAGAAGTCCACGCGGATAGACGTCCAGACGTTCCCGAAGGCGTCCTTGACGTTGGGGAGTCCGAGCGTGACGCCGTTCGCGAATCCAATGTCAACGTTGATGCCGTAGCCTTCAAAGACGGTCGACGGTGAGTGGATGCCGAGGCTGTCGGTGAACTGAACCATAGCTTTGTTCGCCATGCCGATCATACCTTTGGCGACGTAATCGGCGTTGTAGTCAACTCCGGCGACGAAGCCCTTCGCGACGTTTTCACCCGCCGACTTGCCCTTCTGCCCCAGTTCATTCCCGACTTTATCCATCATGCCATAGAGCGGCTTGTAAATGCCGGTCTTCGTAACGTCATTGATGCCGTTCTTGATGGTTTCCGTCGTGTTGTTGACGATTGATTGTGAATTCTGGTTGGCGATCGTAGAGCTGGAATAGAATTGACGGTTCAGATTATCAAGTTCGGTTGAGGTAGTCTTGACGTTCTGCTTGGCGACACTGGTGATTTCGTTCAGCTGCGCGGCGAGTTTCGGGTCGCCGAAGGTTGATATGACTTTGAAGGTGTTTTCGTCAATGCCGAACTGCGCTTTGAAGTCGAACGAGCCGAGGTCAACCGCCTTGTCGATAGTGTCTTTGAGGCTGTTTGTGACGTTCTTGATACTGTGCCCGAGCGCTTCGGATACCGTTTCGAACGCTTTTCGGCATTCATCGGGGAATACCACGGCGCCGATGGTCGCGCCTATAATGATCGATAGCGCGCCTGCGAAAAGCCCTGCCGTTCCTGCTGCCGCGCCGGCTCCGACCATTTTTGCAACTTTCACGCCGGCAAGAGTCGCCGCCGCAGTGTTGAGCAGTGAACCTATACCGAGTTTTATTGCCCCGGCAAGGTCATCCGCGCCGGTGTCGTTTCCGAGTTCGAATATTCCGACCGCCGACATTGTAAGACCGGAAATTCCGAGCGTGAGCGGGAGCCCGAATACCTGAAAGCCTTCCGCCCCGAGGAAAAATCGGGATATGGTAGCACCGCCGAGCAGTGCCACAATGCCAGTCTTCGCGGCTCCGAGAAGTGTCTGAGCGCCGGTAACGTTAGGTGTACTCCCGATTGCTGCCGTTGTTATTGACAGGGCGGCTATGCTGAGTAGGAGCATCGGGACACTGCCTAAAAATCCGTTGCCGCTGCTGAGCGAGAGCAAGCCCAGCGCCTTAAGTCCAAGTAACGCTGCTATTCCTCCACTGACTGCGCCCATAAGCGTATCCTTACCGCTCATGTTTCTAAGGCGCGACGCTCCGAAGTCAAGGTCTATTCCGGTAATTTTGAATACTGCGAATTTGAAGAAATCCCATATTTTCTGAGGGATTTTCCACAGTCCGAGCTTATCGGCAATTTCTTTCGCGGCGTCTTTTATTTTGCTGAAATAATCCCAGATGTCTTTCGCCCAGCTTTGTATTCCTTCGCCCTTTGTCAGCCAGTTCTCGATCTGCTCCGCGATCTTATCGGTCGTCTCGCCGAGGTTCTTTGAGAACATATCGTCCTCGAGTTTCGCGAGCCGGTTCAGCTCCGCTTCGAGCTTCGCGATATCAGCGGCGCTTGCCCCGCTCCCGGACGAGCCGGTTTTCTGTGAGCCGAGAATGTTCAGCTCATCGAAGGAGAGTTGATAGAGCTTTTTCATGCTCTTCGCGGCGTCATCGGCGGAGTCGGCGACGCCTTCGTTGCCTTTGATTACAGAATCGGCGTAGTCGAATTTCGGCAGTTCAAATCCCGCGAGGGCTGCGAACGCCGAGACGATGCGCTGTCCGACTTTGACGAACGCGATCATGTACGGCAGAACCTTCTGCACAAGCGGCAGGAAGAGGTCGCCTATCGCGCGTGAGAGCAGCGTCAGCTGCGCTTTGAGGATTCTGAACTGGTTCGCGGGCTGCTCGAGTGTTCTCGCCATATCGCCCATAGCCGATGTCGACTGCCTGAGCAGGGAGATCGTGCGGAGCATTGCCTTTTCGGACTGGTTCATCGCGTCGACGTTCGCGGTGATGCCGAGTTCGGTCGCGAGGAGCTTGAGGTTCGCGACGGAGAGGTCTTTACCGAGGGCGCGTATCGGCTCAATTTCGCCGACCAGCGCGGACCGCGTCTTGTTCAGCGCTTCGTCGATCTTGAGGTTGTAAAGGGACGAGATGTCATAAGTCAGCTGCGTGAGCGCCTTCGACATGGTATACGCCGTGCCGCTTGCCGCGCCGAAGGACTTCGAGATGTCCATGAAGATCGCTTGCATACGCATGAACTCGCCGGGATCGACGCCGTAGCTGTCGCCGACGAGGTTAGCATAGTCCTGTGCCTTTTCGGCGTAGCTGCCCATTGAGACGTAGAACAGGTTCAGGGCTTCGATGTACTCGTTGGCGGATTCAAGAGAATCCGTAGCTTTCAGCCAGACTTTTTTGATTGTGGCAATCGAAAATAGCTGTTTTGCAAAGTTCGTCAGCCCGGACGAGCTCTTTTTACTGCCCTTTGATATGGTCTCAAAGAATTTCTGCCATGTCGGTTCGGCTTTCTTTACGCTCTTGGTTGACGCTTCATTATTTTTAATGAAGGTCTGAATCCTCTGCGGGAACGCTGAGAATCCGCGGGCAATTTTGTCCATCTCGGTCGCGAGCGGAGCCATTGCCGCCGTGAGCCTTTCAATCGTCGAGGCAAACTTGTCCATGTCGACGGCTTCAAGATCCTTCGACAGCTGAGTGAATTTGCCGAGCTGATTTATAAATGAGGTGAGGTGCGCGGGGGTGAGAGCTGACAGCGGCTGCAATGCGGTCGCAAGGTCTTTGAAGCGTGCGAGGTTGACGCCTTGCAAGTTCTTCGCCGCGTCTCCGATGCTTTTGAGTTGATGCCCGATAGACGCTGAGATTTGCGGCATTTTCGCACTGCTGAGTTGGGTCAGAGCGGACGCCAGTGACGATATCCGCTTTACGTCCGACTCGGTGACGCCGCTCAGTGCGGCATCAAGTGCGGTGATCTGGTTCGAGAGCGCTTTCGGCACAGCGGCGCTGACTTTTCCGACCGACTTGAGGTCGAGCAGTGACGAAGCGAGAGCCGTGATTTTGTCGGCGTTGTTCCCGATTCCGCCTATTGCCGTCGACAGTGATCCAAACTGTATAATCGCGTTGTTCAGATTCAGCCCCGCGACGCTCTTTTGCAGCTTCCGAAGTCCGGACGCGAGGCTCGAGAGGTCTTTCGACGCCGTGCCCGCGCTGTGCTCTATTGCGACAGACAGACTGTCTATCTGCACTTCGTTATCTGCCATTCAATTCACCTCCTCCGAACCTTTCCTGTAATTTTCTTTCTTTATCCTGATATTCCTGCATGAGGATCATTCTCCGTGCGTATTCCTCGGGGGAAATGGCGGACGCTTTTTCCTCCTGACTCCGCAGGTCATATGGCTTATCCGGGTACTTCCCGTTCTTCGAGAAGCACGCGCCGATGGCGTCCCGGACATATATGCCGGTCATGTACGCGTGAAAGTTTATCCGATCGCGTTCTTCACGCTGGTTTTGCTCGTATATATCGAGAAAAGGCTTCATGCGGCGCGGATTGAGCCGCCAGAATGTGGTAAGGTCAAGCCCGATCCTGTAAGCCGCAGGAAGCCAGTTTTCGTATATCGTTTCGGCGGCGCTCAGATTCAGGTGTTCTTTGCCTGTTTCTTGTCTGCTGCCTTCGCCTTCGCGATCATCGCTTTGAAAAAAGCGCTGTCGTCACACGCCTTCATGAATGCCGCCGAGAGGTCGGAGAGGTCGCCGCCCCCTACGATGTGGGATTCGATTTCACGTCCAGCCGCTTCGGCGTCTATGCCCGCGCAGTACGCGAGATAGGCTCTGAGTGCCGCGAGGGGCTTTGTGCCGAAGGAGTAGATATCTCCGCCGAGATCGTTGAGTTCTATGGTGGCGTTGAAGTCGATGGGTTTAGCCGTTATTTCCTTGCCATTGATTATCATGGTTTATCTCCTTGAGTTTATCAGCCGCCGATAGTGGGCTTTGCCGCGAGACCGGTGACTTTGTTTACGGTGATGGTGCCGGATACCTGGAACGCCGAGTTCGAGGTGACCTCGGGGAATCTGAGCATCGAGGGCGAGCCGGAGTAGTAGAAGCTCTTTTCGTAGTTCGGGATGACCTGGGTGAACCAGAGTGTCTTGCCTGCCGCCGCCGCGGTCGCCATGGCTTCTCGCATGGCCTCCCACGCGTCGATGAAATCAGAAGCCCAGTTGCCGGTGACGTCTACGCTGCCGGTGTCGGACAGTCCCTGCTCATAGCGCTTGAATGCGGTCTCGGAGACCGGCGTGATTTCTATGGTATCAGGAGTCGAGCCGATTTCGCCCCAGCTGACGACGTTCGGGATTTCTACCCAGCCGGTGGTGGGCTGAGTGCCCGCGGTGGCCTCGGGGGCGTAGTAGAATTTGATACCGTTGGTGGTCATTTATCATACCTCCATTTTGATTGATTGAAGTTTTGAATATCTCGCGACCATCCTGTAGATGGACGCGTCGTTCTCGTTCGGGAAGGGATTGCAGAAGGTACGCTGGAAGTTGTAGCTTTGCATGGTCGAGTCGACCGCCGCCATAACTGCCTTGCATTCGCTCTTTTTCCCGCTTTTCTTGTTTGAAAACACGTCGACGGTGTAGGAAAGCCGCGCGTTGGTCTCTCCGCCGGTCACACGGAAGGAGAGCGCCTCGGAGGCGTTATCGGTTTCGCGGATGTACACATGAGGGAAGGAAGACGGCTTCGGGACGAATTCGGAGACAACTGTCGCTTTCGGGAACTTCTTCGTGACCGCCGTTCGCACAGCGTCAACAAATACGTTTTCAAAATCGATCATCTCTTCTTCGCCTCCTGTAATACCTCTTCAAAAGCTCTGTACAGCGGCATTTGCGCCGCCGTGCCGTGCGTGATGACGAGGTTGCCGTCTTCGGCGTAGTAGCCCCACGCCTTCTGGTTTCCTTGCCCCTTGCCATATCCTCCGATAACGAATCCGAGGTCTGCGCCGTCAGGGTGAGGGGACGTTCCGGCGGGGGGATTATAATAGACTCCTGCCCCGAACTCGATGAACGTCACCTCGTTCCCTTCGGCGACGACTTTATAGCCGGTGCCGGTCTTTTCTACCCGGCATTTAACGTCGGCTTCGCCCCTGACGCCTCTGGCAAGGCTGTCGTACCACGCCGCGTCGAAGTTGCTCTGCGCCTTTTCGCATATCCGTTCGGCGAGGTCGCGCGCGGCGTCATCAAGCCGGTTCCGGTTGGCTGACATGAGGTATGCTACCTCATCGAGAGCCGACTGTATGCTGCCGGGCGAGAGCCGGACAGTTATGCGTTTGCGCATTGTGTTTTCCTCCGCGGCTACGCGCCTACGTCGACTTGCTTCAGCGCGACGATGGTCCCGTTGATCGACTTCGACACGCGCCTGACTCGATAGTTATACGGAGCGGTCGGCTCTGTGTCCAGCCAGACAACCGCGTTCTCATCGAGGTCGGTCGTTTCGGTGCATAGCACCTTGTCGTAGTCGATCATCGTCCCGAACCCAGCGGCGTAAGAATCGCCTTTGGCAGCGGAGATATTGCCCCACGCCTTTATGGGCTCGGTGTAGATGACTTCCTGCTCGCCGGTGTAATTGCCGTTTTCGTCGGTGACGTCCTGAGTGCCCGCGAAGAGGGCGTACCAGTACGGAATCCGGTTCTTCGCGAGGGTTCTCATGATATCACCCCGACATACGGCATTACGTTTTTATGGATGTATTCGAGGCAGGACGAATACCCGAACTGCCTCGATATTCCGTTTTCGTTGTGCGCGGTCTCACCTTCGCCGCCGATCTGCGAGAAGCCGATCATGACGGCGTTCAGTTGGACGCTTTCATATTCCTGCGGCACGTCGGTCACGGCTGCCGGTATGCTGCCGGTCGCTCCGTACCTCCACGAGAGGATTTCGTCTCGCGTGAAGTCGAGGAACGCGGAGAGCGTATCGTCGTCCGTGTCGGGAAGCCGCATCATCCGTTTCAGCCGGATCAGCTTCTCGTCGGTGGTCATGGATTAGCCGTTCGTGATGAGGCGGGCGATCGGGATTTCCTTCGGAGCGAACTTGAGCGCCCAGTTTGCGGAAGCCTCGAGCTGCGCGTCGGTGGGGGAGTTCGTCCAGCCGGTCGACGGGATCTTGAACGAGAAGCCGTTCGGGTGGATGCACTCGCGGATTCTGGTCACGAGAGTGTCCTGACCGTTGTTCTTCATTGCCTCGCGGACAACCTCGACCGGTACGTCCTGCCTTGCCCAGCAGTGGCGGAGAACGCCGGTGCCGAGGAGGTAGGTCGTGTACTTCTTGAGGTCCTTGTTCGCCTCAGAACCTCCGACAGCGGTGACCGGAACGCCGTCGTCGATGATGACGGTATAGCCGTTCACGGACGCGAGACCGAGGTTTCTCTGGATGCCGTTCGCGTCGGTCTGCTTCCAGTAATCGAGAACCTGGAGGTTTTCGAGGGTGCGGGCGACGGAGGAGTGCATGATAGCGAGCTTGTACGCGTCCTTGTTGTCGCCGAGGGTATCGGTCGCAAGGTCGTTGAGGTCGGTCTCGTTGATCTTTCTCGCGGTCGCGGTCGCGGAGCCGACGTCGACGGTGTGAGCGGTCCACGCGGCGTTGCCGGTGATGCCGAAGATTGCGCCGAGGATGGCGATAATCTTCTTCTGGCGGTACTTCGCCCAGAATTTCGCGATGGACGAGATGATGTGGCCTATCGAGTCTGCGCCGGAAAGCTCGCCGACGAAGTCACGCGCGGTCCATGCGACGTCGCGGCCATACGCGACGTAGTTCTGCTGGTCTGCCTGAGTCTCGGTCGAGGTGATATCGGTCTGACCGTCGTGGTTCACGGGGGTACCGGTGAGGGTCTTGTAGAACGGAATGGTGCCGAAGTTGCCGGAGGACATGAGCCTCGAGGCGAGTTCGGGGTCTTCAACCATTACGCCGGAATCGAGAAGCGCGGTCTTTTCGGAATCCGGCTCAGCGTTCCAGCGGGCGATGAAGAGATCGTCGTCAAACGGGTAGTTGAGGTAGGTCTTTGCCATTGTTTTTAATCATCCTTTCGAAAAATGTGGTGGTTCCGTGTCAGGCTTTCGGGAAGAGCGCGGCGTATTCGGTCGGATTATCGTTCTTGAACTGAACCTGTTCGGCGAAGGTGAGTTTGCCGAAGGCTTCTTTGGTCATGGCGGTTTCCGCCGGAGCCTGTGAGGGGGCTTTGACGCCCGCGGCGAGTTCGCCCTTGACCTTGTTCGCGGTGGCTTCTCCGTAAGCCTTGAACGCCGTCGCGATAGCCGTGGCAACCGCGGCGGTCTGCTCCGCGTCGGTGGTCACGATGCCGTCGAGGAAGGTGTCGTAGGCTTCCTTCGCCATGCCGTTCCCCGCGAGGATGCTTGCCGCTTCCTGCCGGTTCGCCTTGACGGTGAGCTGCTCGATCTGCTGTCTCTGCGCTTCGAGGCGTTCGGTCAGAGTCCCTTCATTGGTCTTCATGTCCTTCTTCGCTTTGGCAAGGTCGGACGCGGTTTTGTCGAAGGTCTCCTTGTTCACGAAGTTTTTGGTCGAGAGCGCGGTTGCGATCTCTTCCGCGGTCATCCCTTCGCGGTAGTCTTCGCCGAGTAAATCTCTGAGTTCCATGTGATAATCCCTTTCTGCGTTTGGTGAGGCGGTTCTCTCCGCCATAGATTCGCGTTTTTCGGACTTCTCTGTCCATTGTTTAATGAATTAAAATCAGCGTCGCCCCGGGGAGTGGCCTTAATAAATTAAAAAGAGCACCAGAACCGACAGGCTGTGTAAAAGCCTGTAGATATCTGGCGCTCTTGGCGCTCTGTGTTGTAGTGCGGGGTGTTCCCGCTTATGACGCGACCGTGCGTATGACGGCGTGTGAGCCTTCTGTGTGGGCTCTGACCGTCGTTCCGCAGCCGCGACACTTTATCTCCGCCACACCGCTTATTGCTCCGAGGAGCCTTCCGCAGTGCGGGCAGCGCACTTTAATCAGTTCCGGAGCTTCCGCCGCCGGAACTTTCTTTGTTTCCGTCATTGCTTCCGCCTCCGGGCTTGTCCTGCCCTGACTTGTCCCGCGCGGTGCTCTCGAGGAGTTGGAGCCGCGCGGCGAGGTATGGGATCGAGTCGATATACGCCTGGTTCGGATCGTCGAACAGGTGGGGTATACCGAACGCGATTTCGGGATGTACTCCGGCGTCGAGAAGGTTCATGAGAGCCTGCGTTTTGACGAGCAGATTCTCGGTGTTGCCCTTCGTGAACCGGATGTCGATGTCGGCGAGCCCGAGGTCGAGCTTGCCGTATGTTCTGAGGAGCGACAGCGCGATGCGGAGGAACTGCTTTTCGCTTCGTTCCCACTGCATAACGGTGTCTCTGGCGCAGCTTTCCGCCATTGCCCATCCGTCGCGGAGCAGTACGGCGTTGCCGGTGTCTCCGGTCGTGCGGTTCGCGCCGTTTCTGTCCGGCATACCGCAGATTGTGAGGGCTTGCTGATAGAGGTGGTCGATTTCGACCTGAGTTTGTGACTGGTCGAGTTCGGACGAGATGATGTCGACGTCCGAGGGGTTCGAGTTGTCCGACTTGATGACGATAGCACCTTCCTGCCGGAATTCCTTATACTTCTCGGGGTCTATCTGGCAGTTGACGAATTTAATGAAACTCTGGACGAACTGTTCCGTGCCGTCGAGCCGGTTCGAGGACAGCTTGTTGATGCCGTCGAGGACTTCGAGAACGACTTCAAACGAGCCGAGCCGCGCGTTGTTGAGCGGATACTCGATTATCGGCACCGCCCCGATGCCGTGGAGTCTCGAGGACGTGACGGTGTTGTTCACGATCTCGAACTGCATCGTATCTGTCCAGACGGTGTAGATTGTCTGCTGATTGTCCCTGAGCGTCTCCTGGAACGCCATGACCGGCTTCGCGCCGAGCTCTTTTGAGTAGGCGACGCCGGTTCGCCTCGGATCGAGACTGCCGATTTCGATTTTCTCGTCGTTCGCTAAGTTTCCGATGACATACCGGTACGCGGTTCCGCAGATGTGGTTCCACTCGGCAATGTCGTGGTCGGTCGCTTCTTTGTCGAGGACGTGCATGATTTCGTTGAGCCGCCCGACCTTTTCGGATACCGGGTCGCGTGTCTGCGCCGCGGTGATCTCGTCGGGGGTCATGGTCATGCGCGCCTCTCCGCTCCGGATTTTCCGGCGTGTGTAGGCGATTGGGGCCCCTAAAAGGTACGCGACCTTGAAGGAGACGATTTCCCACGCGTGGTTTTCGACGATTTTGTTGTTGATCTCCGGTCGGACGTCCTTGACACGGTTGAGGATGGGCTGCTTGCCCTTGTAGTAGCCGTAGAGGTAGTTTATTTCGCTCTGGTTCCGGTAAAAGGTCGGCAGTACCTCATTCAGCACCTGCACCACATTTTTCTCGTCGACCGCCGACGCGTCGGTATATATGACGTGCCGGCCGGTCAGCACCGGAGATACGTCGGCTACGCTGTTCTGTTCATCCGCCATTCTTTCACCACCAGTCGTTTTTAATTTGAGACCCGGCGCAAAGGCGTGCCGCCGGGTCGGAAGGAGAAAACCATATTCATCAGGTCAGCGTCCAGCGACGAGGAACATGGCTGACAGGCTGGGGGGCCGCCTATCATGTATATTATATACCTTACACAAGGATTTGTCAATAGATACGCTGTAAATTGTGGAGATATGACGAAATCCCGTCGTGTGCAGCGTGATTCCGCGATGATACCCGGGCGAGTCAGAACACGCGCTTCTGCACGGCGACAATTCCCCAGTTTCCGGTGGTTAAGTCCATGAGCTGCGCGAGCGAGTCGGGCGCGTCGTCGTGCACGTTCTTGCCGAGCGAGACGAAGGAGCAGAGCCATTCGATAAAGGAACGGTATTCCGGCGTCGAGTGGTCGAAGTCGAGGAAGTGAATCTTCGAGATGTCCGGCGCATACTGGATGATTCGGGAGAGCTTCGAGGCGTTGCCCGGGGCGCGGCGCGTCGAGATGTTGAGAACGCACCCTTTCGCGCGGAGCATTTCGTCGATTGCCTGCGCGTATTCGGTTCCGCCGTTGTTCGCCTCGAACTGTACCTGATGCGGACGGTGAATCAGCAGTTTGCCGACCACTTCGGGCTGTGTGAAGACTTTGTTCGCGTTCGAAAACACTACGTCGACACAGTACATCGCGCCATCCCCGTACACGTAGACGATAGGCATGGACAGGTAGTCCTCTCCGCCCCACGCGACGTCGCAGGCGGCGATGATGCGTTCCGGTGATCCGCCCGGCAGGACACCGTTGTAGCGGAGCAGGGAATCCGGCGGGAAGACGAGCCCCTGGCGGACGTACGGAGCGCCCTGGTACTTCGCACACCATGTGCAGTCGTCGATCGACGCTTTCATGTCGCAATAATATTCGGTCGAGAAGCCGACGCCGTATTCGTACTGGAAATTCGACTCTCCGTTCGCGTCGAGCGCGGGAATGACGGTGAAGCGGTATTCGGGATTGTCTCTGTACTGTTCGCGGACGCGCCCGAGAGGATCCATCACGTTCCAGCGCGTACCGACCATCAGTTGGAGCGCGCCGTCTTTCATACGGTCTTTCATCTGGTTCAGATAGATGTTGTACTTCGCGTCGAGACGTGATGGAGACAGCGATTCCTCGAGGTCTTTCACGAGGTCGTCGACATAGAGGATGCCGTCGCGTGAGATATCGATAGCGCCCGTCCATGTACCTTCCGCCGACCGGCAGGTCATTGTCGGGAAGCGCTTCGGGTGGTTGAGGTTGATTTGCAGGTACTTTGCCGACCGGCTTTCGATCTGCGCGTGCGGGAACACGTCGTGCCAGAGGTATTCGCCGCCCGGATCGAGCACCGCGTTCAGCTCGCCGTAGAACCCGTTCACGAGTGTGTCGGAGTGCCCGCCCATAGCGGACGCGTCGTCCGGATGCCGCCCCATGTGCCAGGTCAGGAAAAATATACAAATCGTGGAATTGTGTGTCGGAATGAGACGATCTCCGGCAAGGTATACGCCGCCTTCAACCGAGATGCAGTTGCCCTGCACCGGTTCAATGCGCTCGAAACCGGCAAATTTTAATCTTCTCGGTTTTTTCAGTTCGCACATTTTCCACGCGTTGTTTGTGTCGAACCGCTGGACGATGTAATATAGCGTCTTGAACCTTGCTTTATCGGGATCGAAGTTCGCGAAGTCCTCCATCAGCTTCTTTGTCGTGACAATGCGCGGTTTTCTTTCGCGCCCCTTGAATACCACCCACTCGTGGTTTTCATGGCAGTCGATATGCGTGTAGCCTCTGCCGAGCGAGAACCAGACGCGAATGTTTGCGTGGCCTTTTGGGAATACGTGCGTGACCTTGACCGGATTGCCGTCTGGGCTGAATACCTCGTCCCCGACGCGAAGGTCGCCGTGCTTCATCCACCCGCGCGTCGTCAGTATCGGCGTGTCGTCGCTCAGGAGTTTTCCGACTCTCGGCGGCATACTCACCCCGAGGAATTTAATCTTGTGCTCTTCGAGGTCTTGCAGATCGTTGCACAGCCCCATCAGAACGCTTCTTCTCGGTACCCAGAATTTCCGTGCCGGTTCTCTGCTCCATTCGACATACTGCATATAGTGATCGAACGAGTGCGGCGCGAGCAGGAGGCAGACTTTCCGTTTCAGCTCATACCATTCCGGCGCGGCTGACGTCCTCGCGGCGGCTGATCTCGCGAGCATACGGTTCACGACGTCGAAGAATTCTTTCCCTTTCGCCACCATGTAGGCAAGCTCCTCCTCGTATGATTCTGCCGAATTGTCCTGCGCGAGCCCCCTCAGCGCGTCGAAGTAGTCTTTCGCGACCGACAGACTGTCCGTTCCGTACGCCGCGACAGCCTCGCACAGCACGACGCACTCCGGCAGCCGGTCGTTCCAGTTCTCAAATCCGGGAAGAACCGTTTTGTTCCCATTCTTTACCTTTTTTGATTTCTTCTTTCCAGTATCTTCACATGAAAAAGCGCCCATGACGCCACTCTCCTTTGGAAAAATGGCGCTCTGGGCGCTCTAAGTATAGGGGTACGGTACTCCGCCACGGCCGGATGCCGGTGCGGGATGTGTTTGCTATTCCGTGACCGCTTCACGCGGTCAAGTGAACGTTTGCGGTATCTGTTCGCTGTCTTTCCTTTTCGGGAACAGTCCTGTTATGGTCGGAGCCCTAACACTGAATCAGCGTTAAGTCAGCGTTGAATCAGCGTTAAACTCGCGGCAACTTGCGTACTTGCACCGCCGTTTACACCTTGTTTGCGCATTGTTTATAACTAAGTTAAAACTAACTTGAAACTAAGTTCAAACTAAGCGGTCTGTTACACGTGTTATTGTGTTACGGTGTTACGGTTTGTTGGAGCTTGATTAAATCTTATTGTGGTGTTGTTGGAATTATTTCAGTATCGGCTCGTGCGCTCCGGGAACGTAGTCTTTCATACTGCCGTACTTGTAGTACCCCTGGTACGTCTTCTTGTTCTCGTATATCGACTGAATCGAGCTGATAGAGAACTTCGAACCGCTGCGGTTCACCTTCCCGTCGCCGTTCAGCTTCGCGCAGATTCCCTGATATGTCGCGCCGAGATCGTCCTTCATGTGGAATACTTCACGCACAATCTCTGCCTCCGGCTCGTAGATTTCGAGCGCGTGATTCCTGACTTTGTACCCGTACGGAGCGCGCCCGCCGCTGTAGCCGCCGCTCGATGCCTTGACAGCACGTCCGGCTCCCGTCCGCTTGCTGATATTGTCGCGCTCCATTGCCGCACAGGTGAGGGTGAACGCCTTTAACATCCCGGCGAACACGCCGAACTGCCCGAAGTCCTCGCAAATGCTGATAAGCTCAATCCCTTTGCGGAGAAGCGCCCCTTGATAGTAAAAGTAGATGTTGATGTCGCGCGCCACGCGGTCTGACTTCGCTACGACAACCGCCTGAATCGGCGGATTGCTCACTTCGCCGTACACGATCTCGTCGAATCCCGGACGGTACTTCGCGCCGCTCTCCCCCTCGTCTGAGTACCATTTCACGATGTTCATGTCATTCCTGCGGCAGTAGTCAATGATCTGCTCGCGCTGTGCCTCCAGCCCGAACTTATCCTCTCCGACCTGCCCGTCGGTGCTGACGCGGATGTACGCCACCACGTTTGTGATTTTCTCCTTGCTTACCTGATTCTCCATTGCGGTTGATTCTCCATCCTCTGACCATGCCACTGCGCCGGTCGCCTTTCTCGTCGGGGCTATGCTCCCCTTCACTGATTCTATTTCGGGGTGCTCCGCCCTTCGCTGATTCTATTATACCACATTTACGGTTGATTGTCAAGAGGGTTTGCGTATTTTTTCAGATTTTTTTGATTTTTCTTTGGTCGGGAGGGTCAACCGCGCCGCCTCCCCGGCAAATACACCCCCCCCCCGGGGTGCCCGCCGTGCCGGGACTGCAACCCCGTCGGGACCGCGCGAAACTGCGAAAATCAGCCCCTGAAATACTGCACAAAAATATCATTTGAATTTATGCAATGTGCTGATTTACGGAAAATCATGATTTTGCTATTGACATTTACGGCTAATCGTGTTATAATAGTAGCCGTAAAGAGTAAACAGCAGCCCCGAGAGGGCAGAAAAGGAGAACACCATGAAATATATCGACACCACCAAAACACCGGCAGCAGAAACCGCGATCACCCAGAGGGCAGCAGAGATCGCCGACGCCCTGGACGACATCCGCCGCGAACGTGCGGCATACGGCTACCGCGCAAAGCAGCGCGTCACCGCCCGCTGCATCCGCGAGGCGGAGAGCGTCGGACGTCCAACCGTCCGCGTCGGCTACTGCGACCTGCAAGACGCGCTGTCCGGGATCGACCCCGACTATTACACCGCCGGGGTGTACGGCTGGAACTGCGACGTGTACGTGATCGCGGGGCTTGCAATCTGCACCGGCTACCGCCCCGCGGCAGGCGTCCGGGCTGTGGGCGTCCGTGAGCTTGCAGAGGCTTGCAGAGGCGCAGACACCGCGACCCGTGACCGGCTGTTTGCAGCCTGGATCGTCACCAACCGCGAGAGAGCACGAGAGGGGGCGAGAGCATGATTGCATATCTGCCCACCTACGACGCCGGGCGCCGCGGCGCCGCTGAGATCGACTCGGCGGCATCGCGCCGACTGCCGCACGGCACCATCTTGCAGCATGGCACACTGTACCACTGCGGCGGCGTGCTGTATCGCACACACGATGCCGCCATGGCGTCTTGGGATCGCTGGGCGCGCGTAACGGACGCCCTGCGGATCACCGCAGACGCTTTTTACAGCATGGCGGGCAGATAACCCGCCACCATATACAATCGCCGCCCCCGCCCGGCTATGACGGGGAGAAAGAGAGTATATCATGATCACTGTTACCACCTTAAAGCCCTACAAGCTCACCGCGATTCTCGCCGCCTGGACGGCATACCGCAACGCCAAAAGACTTGCCGACCGCCGCGCCGTCGCGACCGGCTACACCGACGCGGAGAAAAAAGCTGCCAAAGCCGCCGCAGACACAGCCTATGCAGCCTACACCATCGCCGCGCAGGACCTCGCCGGGACCATCAGTGCGGCGGAGGGGCGCGCGTCCGTCCGCCGCCTGGACGTCGCCGACATCATGGCCGCGATCGATGACGTGCCGGACTGCATCTTAAAAAAACACCTGCCCGGCTGCAAGATCTACTGTAACCCCTGCGCACAGGAATTCCCCAACGCATACGGCTACCGCCCCGAGAGCACCCATTTCACAGCGGAGCGCCGCTCGCGCGACTGGTACTTAACTAACGTCTACCGCGACACCTGCACATCGTCCCGCGGGCGTCTGGTACTGACCGACGGCGCCAAGGCGGACATAATCGCCGCCGCGGAGACACTGTGACCCCCTTGACAACCGCTCGCCGGTGTGCTATACTGTAAGCGGGAGGTGATAGCGTGCTTGTAGTGCTGTACATCCTGATCGTGCCCGTGCTGATCCTGCTAGAACTCGCCCACCGTTCATAACCCCCGACCGCCCCGCGTGGGCGGCCTTTTTATGCCCCTGTGGTCCGTCTGGACTGCCGGGGCTTTTTTGTGCCCGCACTGTGACACGCCACAAGCCCGCGGAACGCCTCGAGAGCCTCGAGAGGGTATCTATACCGCCCACAGTGTAAACGCCCCGCGCAGAGCCTCACAGAACCTCACAGCCCTATGCCCGCCGTCACCGCCTCGAGAGGGTGCGCAGCCGCCCGCGTGCCCGGCACGATCCGCCGCCGATCCGCACGCCCTCGAGGCTGCATATCTCTGTGAGCGCCTACAAGCCCCGTGAGCGCGTTTAATCCCTCGATAGGGTAAATATACCACCCCACCTATTTCTGCCCGTCCTGCGCCGTCTGTGCGCGCCCTGGACGGTCATATACGCCCGCCGCCCGTGCTGTTCTGCCGTCTCGAGGTGCCCCGGCAGCGCAGAAAAGGGACCGCCCCGCTCAGGCAGCCCCTCATTTTCCGCTCAATTTCCCGCCGATTTCCGAAAAATTTCCGATCCGGTTTTGAAAATCTTTTCTGCGAGTTTCAAAAACCGGATTTTTATTTTCTCGGTTCGCAATAGTCGCTGATAATTTTTCGCGATAGTCGCTCGATAGTCGCTGACCGTCTGATAGTCGCTGGGGCTTTCGTCATAATGCACAACACTTTTAGCAATGTGTCACTGCCAAAGTCGCTCGGCGTGTCAAAAACCTAAACTTTCGGTCACTTTATCGTCTTGTCCTCATAGTCGCTTTCCCTCATCCCCTGCAAATATCTTTCTTGCAGCTGCTTCGGCGTGAGGTTCGCCTCACCCATCGGATTTCGCGTAGTTTCGGGCAATTCTGCGTTATCCCGCATCCCGTAATAGCACTTTGCCCGGAAGCAATATGCTAAAAAATTCATCTTCCCGGCGACCACAAGTTTCGCATCAAAAGACTGTTGAAAATCTTTGGCTTTTTCGAGAATTTGCGGGGTGATAGCCGTGAACCCCCGCTCTTCCCCATGTATAATCGCATTGACTTTTTTCAGCCCATACCCCAGGCTCAGGCACACTTCCTCCCACACCGGCGTCCGTCCCTCGTTCGCGCAGCGGTCGTAGTAGTCACTGATTCTCTCCGCCATTTCGTCGTCGTCCTTCACGGTTGGTTTCCGGAACTCGGTCAGCAGTTCGCGGAGAATCTGGCTCACGAATGCGCGCTCGTCGTCGTTCTCCGGCGTCCAGACCTTGCTCGGGAGGTATTTCGTCCTGTCGGTCGTTTTCTTGTACTGCCTTGCGTCGGGCATATCCTTTTCGGGCAGCGTCAGCGCATTGACGATAGTCGCCTTGTCTTTCTCGTCGACGCGCTCCGCGACGCTTTCGGCATACTCGACTGCACGTTTCCTCGCGTAGGAGTTCGGCGGCGTCGGTGCGGCTCGTTCCTTCTTCGGCTTCGGCGGAGACTTCGGTCTGCCCCTCTTCTTCGGCGCAGGGCTGTCCGCTCCGGTCGCAGCCGCCTTGCCTTGCGCCGTGCTCTTCGCTCCAGCCTTCTTCTCTTCGTCCATGTGATCTCCTTTCGCCCGTTACCCCACATTACCCCTCACCCCGAAAATGGGGTAACTGGAAAATGTCAGGTAGAATGGGCATATATTATATATGTTACCCCTGTTACCCCTGTTACCCCTATATTCTCGTATACGCGCGTACATTTTTGTGTCTATCTCAAAAAATTTTTTCTCGCGCGTATATAGCATATAAAATCGCAAAATTGGGGTAACGGGGTAACAACACCCGATTTTGTCAGGTTTTACGGGCACTTTTCTGTTACCCCGGTGGGGTAATGGGGTGGTAACCGGGGTAACTGCAAAATAAAGATACACAATATATGCCCGAAAAGTCGCTGACAATTTGTGATTTCGTCTAAAATGTCAATTTCCCTTCCCCGTTGGGGCCTTCGTAAAGGCAGACGCACTTCGCGAGCGCGCCGTGCACACGAACGGGGACGGTGTTCTTTTCGCCGATGCGGACGTGCCCATGATCGCGTGCCCACGACAGGAATGCCTTATAATTAAACCCGGCGTCGCTCATGATCCGGGACAGCACCGTGCCGATGATGGCGATAAACGGCTTGCCGTCCGAAATGTCCTTGTACTCGCCCCAGACTTCCCGCATAGGCATTCCGTCTTCGGCGACAAATTTCGACCGGTTCTCGGCGATAGTCCCGTAAAGCCACTCGAGCGCCCGCTGATTGGCGTCAACGTCCTGTTTGGTCGGGAGGTATTTCGCGACGTCGGTCGCCGACAGCTGTGTGCCGGTGTGCCAGATCAGCAGCTCCGCGAGAGCATCCGCAGTGAGGATCAGCGACGCTGAGAGCGCGAGCTTTTCGGTAGTCGCTGACGCCTCGAATGCCGCGCGGTACTCTTCCTGCACCTTCTTCGCGGCTTCAAGCACCTGCGGTGTGAGTCCTTCGACAAATTCTTTCCCCGCAAAGCCCCAGTTGTGGGACAGCGTGTCGGAAAGTCCGCGATAGTCGTCCAGAAGTCGCTCGTCCCCGCATGAGATTTCGATGACGCGGTTCATCGCGCCCGCGCCGGAAGAGTCGCTCGAGATGGGCATTTCTCCGGTGGTGATGATGGTGTTCTGCCAGGATTTGATCTGCTGAAAAGAACCATCCTTCGACCCGCGGGAGCGCCCTTGTCCCTCAGCGAGCATATAGATAATATCGTCAAAGTCGCGGCGGTTTTTGACCACTTGAAGCTCGTCCACGCAGAGGGGAGCAGAGTTGAAGAATCCCGCGGCGGTCTCAAGCCCGACGATAGTCGAGTTGAAATTCCGCACATCCCCCTCCGACGAGTTGGGGGACGCCCAGACGGACGCGGCGAGCTTTAACAGCATAGTCTTGCCGTTTCCGGCTCTGCCCCAGACGTGCACGAAGAACGGTAGCGCATGGAGCGGGTTGACCAGCGCGGACGCAAGGGAGGCGGCGAGAACGATCCGCGCGATGGTACTCTCGTTCCGGGCTTTCGAGGCGGCTTTGAACCAAGCGTCGCGGTCTCCGTTCGGGTGGAAGGAGTCGAACACAGCCCTGAACCCGGGCGCGCCGTCGAACTCCACGGAGTCGGCATACGGCACGAATTTCCCGGAAGTCGTCCATCCGACCCGCGCGACGGAGTGGCGTTCGGGGAGTCGGTCGTAATTCCACGCCTCGAGGTCAGTAAAGTACTTGACGAGAGCTTTCGCGTTCTCGGAGTCGACAGCGATCCCGAGCCGGGCAAGGTCAATGATCTTCGCCGCCGACGCGAGGATGATCTTCTCGACGACGACGGTCCGCCATTCCGCTGACCGCTTGAACGACACCTCGAGCCGGACCTCTCCGGAGTCGAGATTGACGAGCCGCCCGGAAATCAGGATCGGGTGCGGGCAGATAGTCGTGACCTCGCCGAGGGACGGAACGGAAACGCCTGTATCCGTACAAATGTACTTGCCGCAGTTCAGTTCGATGGGCTGTCCGGTGAACTCGGTCGTGTTGGTATAGTCGCTCTCGTTGACCTTGCCGTCGCCGAATTCTTTCACATAGTCGCGCATTTCCGCCTTGAACCCGGGGTAGCCGATTTTGCGGGCAGATTCGTCTATTTTGACGAGTGCGCGACGATATGTAAAAGGATTCTTGTAATAGTTGCTGTAGAGCCAGTTGTGCGGGACGGCGCTCTCGAAATCCTCGAGCGTCCACGCCGGGAGTTCTTTGATTTTGGGCTCGATGATTTCAGCCACGGTTTGTTACGTCCTTTCGTGAAATGGTGGAGGGAAAGTCTGTGCGAAATGAACAGGCGTTCTTAGTTGTCGCTCCCGTTGCAGCCCCTGCCGCATGGTCGAGATTATCTCGTCGACCGGGTAGCTGCTCGCGTCCCCGCGCTGGATGATCTCGTCGATAGTCGCGGCGAGCGTGCGAACGCAGTTGTCGCGGAACGGGGTCGACGGAAGGTCCTGCATCTGGTGATAGAACGTCGCGAGGCGCCGGAAGTCGTCTTTTTCGCGTTCAGCCCGCCTTTTTCGTGCTTCCGCCGCGAGCTGCCGCCGCCTGATCGCCTCCGGATCAACGCCCGGAGCTACCCCGAAATCTTCGGCGAGCTTCCGTACGGCGTCCGGGAAAGAGAGGTTAAAAATCTTCTCGACAAGTGTGATGACATCTCCACCCGCGCCGCAGACGAAACAGTGGAAGGAGTCGTTCCGGAACGAGAGGTTGTTGTCCTTCCCGCCGTGAATAGGGCAGGGGCAGCGGTTCCCGCGGCGCTTATGCAAGTCGCCGTACCGCTCGAGCGCGTTGGGAACGGAGACGGCCGTTTTGACCGCCTCCACGTCGTAACGGGGATAGTCGCTCATGGGCTCGTCCTCACATTGCGGCAGAATTCCAAGCACTCCCGAATGAACTTCCGCCTCTCTTCGAGCCCTTTCGGCGATTCCTGCCACAGCTCGATGTAGTCGAGAAGGGTTCCGTTCCCGATGTTCTCCAACACCGCCTCGGGAAGTGCCACGCGTTCCGGATAATGCGCCGCGAACCACAGAATGAGTCGGTCGCTGTTCTTCCAGTAGGTTCGCATTTTCAACAGTCTGCGGTTCATTTCGTACCCCCCAGAATCTCGACGATCCGCCGCCCGGTGCATCGTTTGTCGCAGAACAGGAAGTCGACGCCGTACGCGATATGGACTTTGTAAATCCGCTCCATAAGTTCCTTCCCGCTTATAGCGTAGGGGATTTTACCCTGCATCGGGTTGTGCCAGTCCCTGACGTCCTTGATCGACTTGCACCACCCGCCGTGCTCGCACAGCACGACGAGATGGATTCCGAGTTCCTTCGCGAGCCGCACTTCGCGCATGAATCGCCCGGAGTCGTTGGTGAGGTTGTTGGCAAGCTCGCTCAGATTGTGTTTCCTGTCTACTACAAGTTTAGAATTATCCATGCTCACATAGTCGCCGACGATGAGCTTTGAGGAGTAGTGTTTTATTCCTTGCTCGTCGAAGTATCGGATGACCCCCTCAATGATGTGGGCTTTTTCTCTGGTGTCAGTGATGATTGTCATATTTCACCCACCTCAGAACGGCAGCACGTCGCCCTCGGGCAGAACCTCGAAATTGGGAACGTCCTGAGACGCGCTGGGAGCGTCCGTAGTGGTCGTTCTCACCTGAGGAGTATAGTTGCCCGCCTGATAGTTTCCCGTGCCCTGAGCGCCGCCCTTCGCGCCGCAGAAGTGGCACTTGTCGACGTCACAGATTATCGTGGAGTGTTTCTGCCCCTGGTCGTCCGTCCACGAGTTGGTGATGAGTCGCCCCTCAACGATAACCTGGTCGCCTTTGTGGAAATATTTCGGCAGGAATTCGGCGGTGGTTCTCCACGCGCGGCATTTCAGGAAGCAGGTCGATTCGACCTCCTTGTATTTTTCGCTCCACGCGACGTCAAAGTTGCAGTAGCTGACGCCGCTTGGAGTCTGCTTCATGACCGGGTCGGCGGTGAATCTGCCCTGAAAAGTGACTTTGTTCAGCATTATTTGTTTTCCTTCCCGGCGGCGATTGCGGCGTCGAGGGTCGCCGTCATCTCATTCGCTTCGGGCGCGGAGTCGAACCACTCGCTGACCTTCGCTGCGCCCTCCTTGATCGAATTGTAGATTCCGATATAGTCGACAAGATCGTCGGTATTCATCGTCTCAGCCTTACGTCCGAGGCGTCTCTCAATCATCTCCTGATTGACTCCGAGCTTCGCGAAGGCGACGACCATGCGGCGGACGCGGTCGGTCAGGGGCTCGTCCGACTTTCCAGCGAGAGTCCGCTTGCACTCGGCGATGGCGTCCTCGACAAAATCCGCGGGGAGTATTGCAAGAATTCTCGCACGGAGACGTCTTGCGCCCATGTTCGCGTTGATCTCATAGATGTCGCGCTGAGAAGTGAGTGTCACCGAGCCGGATTTTGTCTCACGAATGTGTGGATTGGTGAAGTTCTGAACGCTCATTGCGTTGGTCTCCAGATCCCATGCGTAAGCCTGCATCTCCGACTTGCCCTTGTCCTGCGAAAGTTCTTTGATTCCGTAGTCGATGTTTCCCCAGCACCGCGCCAGCTCCTCAGCAAACCGGATAGTCGGACCTGTCACGGAAGAACCGGAACGGTTATACGAGTAGAATGCCTTTTCGGCAAGCCCCTTGCGCTGGCAAGCCTGCATGGCTTTTGCATACGCGGCGGTTTCGTCGCGGGGGAATCTCTTCGCGATGACGAGCTTCCCCTGTGCCTCAGCTATTGCTCTCTGACTCTCAACCGCGACAGTTCCCTGATTGACGTTGTCCATCGTGGGGAGTCCATTCCCCATATTCGGCATATTCGGCGCGTTCCAAGGCTGAGCTGCCCCGGTATAGGTAGATTCGGTGATTGCGTTGTCCATTTTTATTACTCCTTTAATTAATAATTTCATTCAAGTTCTTTTGCCGCCCACTTCGGTAGCCCGAGCGTGTTCACCATCCCGAACGCACCCTCGTACCCGTACCAGTTCCCGGAGTCGAGACAGGATTTGTAAATCCCGATAGCTTCCCGGAATCTGTCCTGCCCGCTTTTGATCATGAGGTCGTCGGCTTGCAGGATGTTGATGAGGTAGGGCGGTTCCTTCTCGACACAGACGAACAGAAAGTTGCACCCGACATTGCGTTCTCTGCTCACAGCCTCCATGAACATGGCGGCTTGCATATCGTATCCGAGAGCGTAGGCTTGCTTCACCATGGTCTCGGTGTCAGCCCTGGCGCAGGTTTTGAGATCGACAATCAGCGCTTTGCCGTCGACCATCTTCACGCAGTCGGGGCGCGCCTGACAGTTGAGCCCGGTCATGTCGTCCTGCCAGTAGTAGGACATCTCGACCTCACCGCGGAGCAGGAAGTCGGCGCGAGGGTTTGCCCGGATAGCACCGGTCATTTCGGAAATAAGTACCATATCATCGGTTGAAATTACTGCCTTGTTTTGTACGCTTTCCACAAACGCCTGATATTCTTCCTTCCCGGCCTTCGTTCGCCTGTCACACTGCGGCGCGACGGCGTACTCATCGAAGAATCCGTCCGGCTCGAGGACGTATTTGTGGAGCGCGGAGCCGAATTGCATCGCGGCGGTCGGCGGCTCGGGATGGTCTTCGAGCCACTTGAACTTCGCCGGGGTGTCGCTCAGGAGCCGCCAGAGCTTCGTCTTGCTGACACTCGGTTTTGCGTGGTACTCGGCAATGGAATCTTTAATGATCATGGCGCTTTCCCTCCAGCTTTTCAAGCCCCTCGAGCAGGAGCTTGAAGTTCTCTTCCGACGCGAGGAAATCCATCGACTTGATGAGTCGCCCGTTTTCGATGTACCGGCATTTCGCGACGGGCATTCCGAGCGCGTCCAGGTCGCTTTTGTAGTTGTAGCAGAACGACGCACGGAGTTCGCGCTCAGGACTGACGCGCCAGATATCGAAATCGGTTTCGAGCTCCGGGTGCTCCGCTATAAAGTCGAGGACTTTGACGATAAGGGCTGCGAGTTTAGCATTCATCGCCGTTGTCTCCCTCGCCGAGCAGTTGCCCGTCTTCAATCGCCTTGATAAGCGCGTGCCTATATAGCGCCTTGCGCGGCTCGTCTAACGCCTCGTAGACATTCTGGACGATGTTCGCGACTTCGTTCGTTATCTCCAGGAGTTTGCCCCTCACGTCGATCTCGCAGATATCTTTCTTGTGGTCAAGTTTTGCTTTTATCATGGTTTTCTCCCTTCAACAATCCCATTCGCATTCCGGCCCATCGCAGATGCCGGACAGCACCTCGACGCCATTGTACATAATGGTTATTTCGTAGCTGTAATAGCCATTCTGCACTGAGTAGCACGGAACAAAGAACATCCTATACGGCTGATTCCCGAAGCGGAAACCCTGTTCTTCGACGAACTCAAAATCAAGGTTTTCGTCGAATTCCGTGTTCCGTGCTATGTCGTCGAGCTGCTCGAAGTCGGCGTAATTGATCTCACAGCAGCCCTGTTCGTGATAGAACGTGATAGTGTTGCCGTTGTCGAATATTATCGCTTCTTCGGTTATTTCTTTAATCTTCATCGGTTTTCTCCTTTCTCCTACCAGATATAGCGGGGTTTACTCATGGTCGAGTTCCCATTCGCGAAGAACCACGCACCTTCCGCAGGTCGGGCACTCCGCGCGGGCAACCAGCTTGGGGAAGCGCCCGTTATCGTTAGGATCGAAACTGAGGCTTTCGCCGTCGGCGTTAAACACACACCCGCACCGCGGGCAGATGAAACGCACCGGAGATTTCAGGAGCTTCCCCTGTTTGATGATTTTAATTGCCATTGCTTACCTCCTTATTTTCATTTCGTAGCGGTAGCACCTCGCGCCGCACGTCGGGCATCTCATTGCGACAGCGAAGACGGTAGCAGTGTCGTATATAATTCGATAGTCCTCCCTTTCGCCCTCAAAGGTGCACCCGCAACTGGTGCACTCGAACCGTTTCGTCGTGTCGGGCTTTTTGCCCGGCTTAATAATCTTAATCGCCATTATCCTTGTCCTTTCTTGGCTCCTTTGGAGAAGCACCATCTGCGGCACGTCGGGCAGAATGCTGCGTAGTCTGGCGAAAGCAGCCCGCCCATATCGGCATCGTAATCAGCCGCGTCCACCTCGAATACGCACCCACAGTGCTTGCACTCGAAATGAATTGGTTCGGGCTTTTTGCCCGGCTTGATAATCTTAATATCCATCACTTTTTTCCTCCGTATACGGCTATCAAAGATGGGAACGGCGCGGGGCTTTTGCCATCACCGAATTTCAGTCGCCCTTTTACGAATCGGATTTCGGCTTTTCCGAGTATGTACTCGTGAAACCATATTGTGTCGGTTCGCGCGGGCAGCAACATGACGATCGTGCATCCGGTGCATCGATGTTCTTCGTAAGCCTTTTTAACCCACAGACCGGTTGTATAGCGCCCATATGGTGGATTGACCCACACGGTTTGCCCCGCCCAACTTTGGGTTAATCCGTTTTGTTCCTTTGTAAAGTAGCTGTCGCATTTTGTATTTCCGGGCGAAGCTGCCGCGTCAAGTGTAAAATGAAACTCCTTGTTCAACTTGTCAAAGAAGTTTTGCGGCGTCTCCCAGTCCTCTCTCTCTGATGAAAACATAAGCTCAGCGTTCATCGTCGTCCACCTCTCCTTTATCAATCTTTTCCATTACAAACATCCACGCCGCAAACCCATACACCACCGTCAGGGCTCCGCCGACCGCCATCAGCGTCACCGCGAGCGGAATAGCGTTGAACGGGTTGAGCATCGCGCGCGAACCCAAAAGCACGCATCCCGCGACGAGAATCGCGACGGAGATGTACAGCAGGACGAAGGGGGTTGATCTGAGAATTCTCATTCCTCCACCTCCTCGAGCCAGTACTCCCTCCGGCATTCTCCGCAGATCGGATCAATGTTGTCCCGCGTTTTGCGTGGGCACTCAAATTCCGAATCCATGCTATCCGGACAGAACGCTATTATACCGTCGGCGGTCATGCTCACCCTCGGAAACACCTTCAGAAGCTTGCTCTGCCTTGTCTTCTTCGGATGCTCCTTCGCCCAACGTTCGACGATTTCGACGGCTTCGGCGGGGTGACTCTTGGTATAACCATAGCACCCCTTGCCAACCTTACGCGCCGCGACAAGCAACGGGCATAATGTGCCATCCTTGTCTGTGCATTCATCACCGAGTGCGCCGCACATCCTGTTATGCTTTTCGAGAAATTCAACTGCGTCCATTTTCGTCCTCCTGTGCACATGCGTCAATGTCCCAATCGCAAGGGCTATAAGGCCACGGGCGAACATTTTCGATGTTTGCGCCTGTAATCCGGCACTGTCTCTCCCCGCGAAGCCGCCATGCGGCGAGCGGACATCTCGAACACAGACGGACGTTTTTCTTGCACTCGCTTTTTATCACTTCGAGCGCGTGTTTCAGTTCAGGTGTCATTCTTTCCCTCGTCATTTTTTCCCTCCTATCAATAGCACGATGATCACTAAAATCACCCAGAATATCGCTGATATCCACAGCGGAGACAGTACCCACCACCATGACCACGCGATAATGCCGCATAGCTTTAGGATAATAAAGACTATCGTCAACAGACCGGTGAAACCGATTCCGCCCGATGCTTGTTTGTTGTTCATTGCTCGTCCTCCCTGTTCCACACGTCGACAATCTCCTGCTGCGTGATTACGGTCCTGATTCTGAGCTTAACGACACCGATTATGGATTTCGCCTTCTCAAACATCTTCCGCGCTTCCGCGTAGCTTTCGTCCGCACAGAAGAATCGATACTCTCGGTCGTCCTTGCGCTTATACTCGACGACGTTATTGATGTGTCCCATTATTTTCGTCCTCCTCGTCCATCTTCGCGCCGCAAGCCGCGCAATACGGCGAGCTATAATCCGAATGGTTTCCACACACTGAACAGAAAACTCCAAGATTCTTTCCCACAGCGTTGCCGGGAAACTTTTCGTCCCATGTGAGCCAGTGCCCGCGGACGACCGGCTCGACGTCGGCAGACGGAATTTTCATGATGCTTTGGGTCGTAACAACGTAGGAACAGCCGCGCGTGTTTAACGGATCGTAAAGTATCGCTTTGTGTTTTAGCACTTCTTCGCGGTCGATATAGTCAGCCATTTCAACCCTCCTGTATCCTCCTGAGCCGCTCCCAGTCATCATACGCGCCGTGCGTCTGCTTTCGGCAGTCGGTCTCGTTGTCGTAAAGCTCGCAGCGTCTGAAGCTGTCGAACTCCCACAGTCCGTGAATCTGCCGTCCGCGGTCGTCGACCAGCCCGATGAGGTCATCACCGTCGTCGGTTTCGAACAGTTCCCGCGCGTGCCCGCGCTTCACGCGACCGTTCTGGTTTACGTAGTAGTCGCAATAAGGTCTGAGCGACTTGTCCCGCGGTGATGGGATATAGGCTTCGATCTGCTTCCGTGTCTTCTCGTCAATCATGATTTCTCCTCCTTCTCTTCTCAGCGGCAAGCCAGTACTCTTTCTTACAATCGGTGCAATCTTTCGGTCCGCGGCACGTGTAGCGCACATCTATATCGCCCGGGCAAATATTCAGCGCACCGCTAAACACAATGGCGTGTGGAAACATCTCAAGGAACCTTTCCTGCCGGGTTTCAGCCTTTTTGCCGACGTCGGCAGAATGGTCAATCGGTTGAATTTCCTCAGCAAGACATTCCAGCGGTTTGGGAAGCGGCATCCAGTGCGTCACCTCATCGTCGATATGGTTGTTATAACTGTCCATAGAGCTATAATGATTGCTCTCCCACCATCCTTCAGGGATTCTGTACCCGTCTTTTTCTTCATCGTAATCTCCCCATTCCCAGATTTCAGACCAATCCCAGCTACTGTTGTCTTCAAGTACTGTTCCGTCTTCGTAAAACGCGGTGGCAATGGTCGAGTGCGTGTCATCACCGCATCTCCACTGCGCTCGTATCAGAACCTCGGTTTCGACTTCCGGCAGCCTGTCCTTAACGCTTATCCATTCAGCCATCATTTTCTCCTTTTCGGCGGTTCGGGAAGCGGCATCCACGCCGTCTTCCGGCGGTCTGCCTTTAGCACTTGTCCACTCACCCATTGTTCCCCGCCTCCAAATCAATCCGTCTCAGCGCCGTAAGCAGCGTCCGGAGGTTGTCCTCGGTGCAGGGCGCGGACTCTGACCACATGGGGTCGCCGTCGATTCCGACGTAGCGGAACACCCCGTCCTCCCCCTCACAGTAAAACACAAAGTATTTCTCGCCGCCGCGCGCGCGATCATTTATCATCTTAAACCGTGTCCCCGGATGCTCCCACACCCAGTCAAGTACATGGTCGGTCAGCGTCCGGATTTTCCGGTCTCTGACGTCGGCCGGGGTGTACCGCCTCGGCGTGACGCGCTTGTACTCCGAGAGCTTGCCCTCCGCTTGCAGTTCCTGTAATTTTCCTCTCACTGAGCCGTATGTCAGCCCCATTATTTCGGCGATTTCCGCCGCTTTATAGCCCTTGCCGCGAAGCTCGACGACCTGTCCGATCAGCTTTGTCGTCCATTCGGTGGTTGTGCCTTTCTTTCTCATCTTACTCATCCTCCGGAAATCTCATTTTCGTCACGGCTATCGGGAACTCCTCGATCTCGCTTGCCCATCTCGCCGAGCCCTTGCCGTGAATCGTCTCCCAACACAGCGGGAAGCCGCCGATCCCGTCGAACAGGCTGCCCATCGTCGCGCCGGCCGGAAGATATTTGCTCATCCGGCGGAGCATCCAGAGCCAGAAGGGAAGGGCGATTGAGTTCCCGAGCGCTTTGTACCTCGGCGCGTCGGCGGATTTGTGCTTCTTGCCCTTCGTGTCGATCCAGTCGCCGATGTCCGTCCACCCGTCCGGGAAGCCCTGAAGCCGCTCACATTCAAGCGGAGTGAGACGTCGAACTACACCTGTTGACACGACACATTGCTGATCGTGCATGCAGTTCAGCGCGCCAACACTTGTCTGGCATCGGAGCTGATCCGCCTGCCCATTACCAATGCAGAGTGGTATCTGATTCCCGCCCGTTCCCATCCTGCTTTGCAGAGTCGGCGATATATCGCTGCTTTCGCGAATAACATCATTCGCGTGTGTCATGTCATAGCACACCCAGGGCTGATTATTTCCGCTCATGCCCGCCGCAGCCGTAATGGTGGGGCAGACATCGTTCGTCGTTATCTCAGCTCCGCCCTGCTGGGTAGCCGCCGCGAAAATCGCTGGGCGGTCGATCGTATTGAGCGTATAACTCACATCCTCGCGCCATCCGCGACCGTTGCATCCGGCAGTGTCGGCGCGGTCAATGCCATTGCCTTGCAGGCAGATGACGGGCTGAACTATCACGTTTCCACCCTGATTGCAGGTCGGATCAACCCCTCCGGCTTGAAGTGTCTTTGCCACATCTTCCTCATGAAACCCGCTGTGCGGATTTGCCGATTTCATGCTGTTGCTCGAAACGGCATCGACCGCGTACATCTTCGCGACCATCGGCAGCGCGCCATGTGAGCCGGAACGCAGTGTCTCGCTTACTACACCCGCGACGCTGCCGCGATTTGTGATTCCAATGCAACCCGGAGCGGTGCCGGCAGCCCCTTCCCGCGCCTCTCTGCCCGCCTCAGAATCCCCTGACACGCTGTCGCGCTCAAAGAGTATTTCGGGAGCGGATTCTCCTCCAAAATCTGCGACAAGTGCGATTCGACGGCGACGTTGGGGGACTCCCCAGAATTGCGCGTCGTGCACTCGCCAGGCGACTGAATACCCATCGCCCACGACGCATCCGGCGTGTGCCCATTTGCCTTTCGGAGGTTGAGGGACAGTAGCTGACTCGTCGACGACTTTGACGATTTCTTCGATGACGATCCGGAAGTCTTCACCGCAGTTGCTGCTGAATGCTCCGGGGACGTTTTCCCAGACCATGTATCGCGGTTTTCCATACTTTTTTCGCATCTCCTTTACAATTCTGATCTGCTCCATAAACAGTCCGGAGCGTGCGCCGGATAGCCCGGCGCGTTTTCCCGCCACACTCAAGTCCTGACAGGGCGAGCCGCCGATAATGCAGTCGACGGGTTCGATCTCATCCCCACGGATAAGCGTGATGTCGCCTAAGTGCTTCACGTCTTACCTCCCGGCGATCTCCGCCGCGCAAGCCAGATACCCGCAGGCATCGATATAGCTGTCTCCCTTAAACGTCCCGGTCATGATCCTCGCGACTTTCATAAGCGCCATGAGCATCGCGACGTCGTCGGGATTGAGTGTCACTTCCGTGCCGCCGCCGACGCAGCGCTCAGAGAGGTAGACCTCCCAGAATCTTGCGATAACGCCGAAATTGTCCTCCGGGCTTCCGTACTGCTTCTCCCGATCCCCGGTCACGATTTTCTTCGCGGCGTCGAGGATTTCGGCGCGGGTAGTTGGTGTATCGGTTGGTGTACCGTACTTTTTGCCGCCCGCGGCATGCCAGACCTTTCTGCGCACATCCACAGGATGGTCGTCCCCGAAATCGCTGTCCCACCACATCGGGATTCCGTCGATCTTGCAGCTAAGGTTGTCGCGGCAGAACAGGCAGCCTTCGCACCCGTCGCGGTATCCCTCACAGTTCACGCTCAGCATCCTTGCGGCTTCCCGCAGCTTCTCGTCTTCGTTTTTCATAATCGTTCTCCTTATTTCGATTTTATAACTATGTGTGTTCTCCCGCGCCCGAGGAGTTCGTCCTGCATCATCTGTGCGACTTTGTCTTCCTCGGCGGTCTCGGGTCTGTAGTTCTTTCCGGCTCTTTCGGCGTAGTCGGATGTGATGTCCTCGATGCCTTGCAGTATGTACATCAGGCGTTTGTCGCCGAATCCGGCAATATCGTTCAGCGCCAGGCACACGGCGAGCAAAATCCGGTTCGCGTAGATTTTCTGCCGTTCCGCGAACTCGGCGTCGACCATGGCCCGGACGGCTTCTTGCGTCCCCGCCGGTAGGTTCTGCCGCGCTGTGGCGGCGGACATTCGGGCTTTCATGGTTCAGCCCTCCTGTAGGTATTCCGCCTCGACGGGAAGAGCTTGCGGTTTTCGGCGCGGAGCTGGTAGAAGTCACTCCGCGACCTGTGCAGTGCGTTGCAAATTTCCGATTCGCTGATATCGCGATCCGACCACATATCGGCGGCGCGGGCGATTTCCTCCGGCGTCCAGATTCTCCCGCGCTCGTGGCGGCGGGGGAAGAGTTTGCGGTTCCGCTGCATGGCGCCGCGGACGGCTTTCTCCGACCGGCAGACGGCTTCGGCGATTTCGCAGATGTCCGCGCCCCGGTTCCAGCACTCCGCCATGTACTGGATGTCTTCGTCCGACCATCTTCCGCGGTTGACGCCTTTTTCGATGTGGCTTTCCGCGACGCGGTCGGTGTTGTCGTGTCCGCGCTCCGGCGGGACGACGGTGACGAGACCTTTCAGGATTTTCCGGATGACCATGACCGGCAGCCTCGTCCGGGCGGCGATTTCGTGGAGTTTCTTTTCCGGCTCGGGGGTGTTTTCGAGTTCGGCGAGGATTTCATCTTTGGCGATCATGCTTTCGCCCTCCTTTTGTTCTTCCTCAAAAAGAGGTCGCGACGCCGCGTGATTATGTGCGCCAGGGTCTGGGGGTTCATATTGTACTTATGGGCGATCTGAGGGACCGTCCATCCTGCCCCCCAGAGCTTCGCCATGTCGGCGTACATCTTCTGCCGGGCTTCGCTCACAACGGAGCCTCGACGCTGCCATATGACGCTCCTGAGCGACGCGGCGCTGATTGCGTACTCTTCGGCGATATCCGCCGTTCTCTCTCCCGCCCGGATGCGGCTGAGAACGTCGTCGATCACAATGTCAGTCCAGAATCGCGGCATCATAGAATTTCGCCCTCCCATGCTCAATTTCAATCTCAACGGTGTGCGCTGTCAGGAGTGCTCGCACCATTGCGCGGAGTTCGGCGTTCTCGCGCCTCAGCTCGTTGTTGTGCTCCTGCTCGATGCGATGGAGCTTGTCCGACGCGATTTTATTTGCTGCCTCTATCATTGCGAATGAGCCTCCTTGTTACGAGTTCTGTGATTCCGGCGTTGTCAAGCCCTGAAACGTCGATTTCGAGATAGCCGCCGACGAAGACGATGTAAACGTGCTCTTTCGTGCCGACCTTTCCGTACGAGACCGCGAGGATGTCGTCGTCCAGCGCGCGGAGCAGCGGGGAGAGGCGAGAGTGGACGAAATCGGTTTTCTTCATGGTCTCTCCCCCCAAGAGCGGACGCTTGCCATTCTCGCGCCGGTCGGTGTCACGGTCAGCCCGATTGAGTAAAAGCGGACCGGCACAAGTATCGGCTCGTCCTCGAAGAGTGGGGTGAAGATATCGTTTTTCTTCATCCAGCTCCAGCACCGGTGAAAGGCTTTACCTCTCGCGACTATCGAGCCGCGATAAATGTCGTGCTGCCCGTTCGATTCGTAGGTAACGTCGTATACCAGCGCATAAACGCGGTCGGTGTATTTCTTCTTCTGCCTTTTGTTCATGGTTTTCTCCCCTTACCCGATTCAGTCCTCGTCGTCCTCGTCCATCATCTCATCGGCGATCTTGCACGATATATTCCAGAGCGTTTCCTGGTCATGCTCGATGACGAGGCGGACGGTTTCCCGGAGGTTTTCGACGGTGAGCTTTCCATCGTCCACCATGATGCGGAGATCCGTTTCCGGATACATGAGCTGGATGCGGTCGTTATCGACTATCATTCTGAGATTGTCGAGCTTGTGCCCGTGTATCGGTTCCTGGTTCCCGGCGCGGTGAGCCAGCCAACCGAGCATTGAGTCAGCGTCGTCTCCGAACTGGTTCATGGCGTGCTCAATGTGCATCTTCGAGACGATTTTTCTTATTGCGTCGGCAGTGTCTTTCTGCGCGGTCTTGGTCTTGTTGTTCTTCTTCTCTTCGTACATTTTGGTTTTCTCCTTTAATTAATTATTCTCCCCGAGCAGTGTCGGGACGGTGACGTTCAGCGTGTTCGCGATACGCTGGATTTCACCTATTGTAAACGTTTCCGGTCTTTTCCGCCGGTCGCGGAGGGTTGAGTACTTGAACCCCAACGCGGCGGCGGCAGTTGAGCAGTCAACGCCGTCTCGCGTCCGTTTCATCATGTAGATGTCAACGGAGTCTCTAAGCGCGTCGAGCTGCTTCTCAGCTACCGTTTTGGACAGCCTCGGCATTCGTGGCGCTCCTTTCGTCCATGTCCATGCTCTTTCCGTAGCGGTAGCAGATGGCGGTTGCCGCCGCGCGGACTTCCTGCGCATAGTCGGAGTTCCGCTCGCCGGAGAGAATCCGGCTGAGGAAACTGTCCGAGATTTCGTAGCCGACCATACGGAGCTGTGCAATCAGCCATCGTCCGGTCAGCTTATGCGTTTCCAGAAATTTCGATATATCCATTGTTTATCATCACCGCCCTTTCTACTTCACGCCCGTGTCTTACCGTGCGGGTGTTCTTTCCTTCGCTGTCCCTCACGAGGTATCCGTTCCTTGCTAAGGCGTCCAGCGCGTCTTTCGGTTTTACGCCGAGTTCCTTGAACCTGGCGTATGCCGCTTTCCTGCTTATCGCGATCCGGCGGTCGTATTTGTCTTCCCAGATCGGCGTTTTGGCAAGTTCATTGACCGCTTCGTACAGGGCTTTCAGGTCTGCCGCGATCTTCTCGTCCTTGGATTTTCGTTTTTGTTTTTCCTTGATGAGAGCCTTCTCACACTCTGCGATCCGCTCGTCGAACCGGCGCATGGTCTCGGTGACGTCGGCACGGAACGCTTTGATTTCGTCGAGAAGTTCCCTCAGCTCCTCGTTCGTGGTCATGGTGTTCTCCTCCATTTTAATCGTCGTCCTTCTCCGGCTCGTCTTCCTTCGGCGCGCCGTTGAGTAGCCATTCGATGCCATCGATCAGGGCGCCGATGTCCGACTTGTCTTCGTCGGTGAATGACATATACTGCTGACGTGCACCCTCGATGGTAACCCTCAGCCCACCTTTGTCCCTCCAGACGCTGGCGTAGCCGCCCACTGTTTTCGCAGCGTGGAGCGCTTGTACGATCAGGTTATCGACCAGCTCGTCCTGAGCGGTCTGAATTCTCTCGAGCTTGTCTTTGTTTTTCTGTGTTTGTTCTGTCATGGTTTTCTCCTCCTTAATTTGGCACAAAATCTTGACAAATCAATGACAACGTGATATAATAGTAGTACCACATAGCAACCGTCGGGTGAGGGCTCGACACCCTATACTGAGAGCGCCACAGAGCGCCGAACCGTAATGGGGAGGTGGTCTTGTGAGTAAATTCGAGAAACTGTACCTAACCGTCTGCATTCTCCAGCTCATCGTTGACCTCTTAATGCTTGGTCTGACGCTTTAATCAACTGACCGTTTAAGCGACTGAGTTCACCGACATTTCGATTATCGCACATCCCAGAAAATAACCGCATTCAGGAATCCGCCTGAATACGGAGTACCCTCACCCGACGTCGTTTTGCCTGTCACGAATTTGTGACTGATAATATTATACTCCAACTTTCGTTCTATGTCAAGGGGTTAATAGAACTTTCGTTGGATTCTGCGATATGCACAAAGGGGGAGGGGTTACTTTGTTCAATATGGATATCTTCAAAGTCAGAATCAAGGAGCGCTGCAAGATCACTGGCGTGTCTCAAAAGCATCTGTGCGATGCAGTCGGAAAAAGCAAGCAGTATCTGAACAATGTATGGGATGGTAAATGTAGCGCGACATCCGATGAGATTGCGTCGTTTGCATCAATCCTCTCTACTACTCCCGCCTACCTAATCGGCGAGACTGACGATCCCGCCCCCACGGGCAGCCCAGACGAGCTGTCCTCCGAAGAAAAAGAACTGCTCGAGCTTTACCGGAGCGTGTCCCCGGAGAAGCAGGAGCTGTTCAAGAAAATCATTGAGCAGATGAAAGGGTGATTGGGTTTGAGCAAGAAATGCAACAGGTGCGGCAGAGAAGTCCCTGACGACGCGATACGATGCCCATACTGCACCGACAGCGGAATCGGGGTAGATATGACCGGCGTGTCGCTGAAGGACGGCGACGAGACAGATAAGGCGTACCGTGAAGCGCACAGTGACAGCCGACCGGTGAAACAGTACGCGCCCGACTCCGTGCCGTGGCTGAGAAGAACGTCGGCGGTATTCAGTGTCGTGGCGGTGATTATATATGTTGCGGCGGTCATGGAGATAATCGGCGTATGCCTCAGCGGTATGTCGGGCGACGTCATCCCGTTTTGGGTAGGCGTTTTTATTGGCTTGCTTGTAGTAGGCACTATTTATTCGGCAATCGGTGCGCACCTGAGCGGTATGGCGGATATAGTCGACGGTCTCGATGCGCTGAACAAAAAGAAATAAAAAAAGCCGCCCGAAGGCGGCGAGTAACTATTCCTGCGACTGTTTGAGCCGTCGCAGGAGGGCGATTGCTTTGCGCTTGTTTTCAGGCGTAAGGGTGCGGAAGTCTTCGATAACACGGCGTTCATCTTGATCGAGGTGCTTGCTTCGGTCGGGCGGTTCAGGCTGATTCGATGTGTGCGGCATTTGTTGTCCTCGCTTTCGCGTTTATTTCATGATTCCATTATACACCTTTTTGCACAGAAAAGCAAGGGCAATCGTAGGTCATTTTTCGACATTTTGTGGGTGATGGAGGACAATTCATGGTTAGCATAATAATAAATCCGGACATTTTGCGCCGGTTGATGGATCAGCAGCACTACACGAACGCTCGTCTGGCGGAGGAAACAAAGCTGTCAGAAGGCACGGTGAAGAGGCTGCTGAAAGGCTGCCCGACGACATACGTGACGGCATCGCTGCTGTCGGCGACACTCGGCGTGACGGTCGATGAGTTGATCAGTGACGAGACCGCGGTGAGCGACCAGGAGGAGACCGTCGAGATGACGGCGGAAGAAGCCTTGAAGATGTTGGAAAAATTGTATCTCGACCGCATTTCGGATTTGAAAGCGGTGATCGCCCGCATGAGCCGGGAGTTCCGAGTCGCGGCGACGATTGCTGTTGTACTGATGGCGTTCATATGTTTTCTTTTTGCGTTTGACGTCATAAACCCGAGCGTGGGATGGATAAAGAGGTGATAAGATGATTATGGACAAGCTCCCGAGCGGAAATTGGCGGGCGCGGATTCACCTCGGCGGAGGAAAATACAAAACGATAACCGGAGCGAGCAAGAAGGACGTTCAGTTGAAAGCAGCGGAGTTTGAAGCAGGGCTTCTGAGCGTATCGGAGAATGCATACGACTCGATGACTCTCGGTGAAGCGATGAAAAAGTATATCGACTCCAAAAACAGCATCCTCTCACCGTCGACGATCAAAGGATATGTTTCGATTTCTGAGCATTGCGTTCTCGGCCTCCAAAAAATAAAGTTGAAAGATATCACTCCTGAAAGAATCCAGATCGCCATTAACGACGAGACCGCGCAGGGCAGGGGAGCGAAGACGTGTAAAAACATCCATTGCTTTATTTCGGCTGTTCTGAAGATGTATAAACCCGACCTGCATTTGAATACGCGCTTGCCGCAGAGAGTGAAAAAAGAGATCAGCATACCGCAGGAAGAAGAGATAAAAAAACTGGTGGAATACTTCAAAGGGACAAATATGGAAGTCCCGTTCATGCTCGGCGCGTTCTGCGGCATGAGAGCGTCAGAAATCACCGGATTGGTATGGAAGAACATTGATTTGAAAAACAATCGCATAAGAATCTGCCAGGCGTATGTACGCGGCAACGACGGATACGTAATGAAGGGGGCGAAATCCGTCGCGGGAGAGCGCAGCATTAAGCTGTTCCCATTCGTAAAGACGGCATTGATGGAGCACCACAACGATGATCCCGACGCAAGGGTATCCGAGGTGCAGAACGAAACCCTGCATAAGCGGCTGGCCAAAGCGCTTGTAGCATTGAACCTCCCGCATTACCGCTTCCACGACCTCCGGCATTACTGCGTTTCCGCGATGTTGTCGCAAAATGTTCCCAAAAACTACATTGTTGATTTCGTCGGTCACGCCGACGGCACAATGATCGACCGAGTGTATGGTCATATCATGCAGAACAAAAAAGACAGCGTCGAGGATGTCATGGAGGAGTATTTTGAAAAATCTGTCATGAAATCTGTCATGAAAAAATAAAAATCTTGAAATACAGGCACTTTTTAGACATTTTCAATGGGTTCGAGCCCCTCCGTCTCCACCAAACATGAGAAACCGCTTATCAAGCCGATAGGCGGTTTTTTCTTGTATTCATGCGGGTTTTCGGGCGCTCTTATTCCACCTCCCGCGACGAAATTCCGCCGTCAAAAACGGTATTTTGGAATCAAATCTGTCACGAATCTGTCACGCTGTCATGAGAAAAGCCGGGGATTTTTCCCCGGCTCCGTCATGCGTTTTTACGATATGTCTTAAGCGCGTCTGAGATCAGCTCATTCGCAGTCATCCCATATGCCCCGCGAAGCTCGTCGATTAGCGCTTTGGTCGTCGACGACACGCTGATCTTCGCCCACTCTTTTTTTGCGCCGGTCTTAGCGTCGTAGTAGGCGTCTACGGGTCCGTAAGCGACCATAATCCAATCAGCGGCGGCTGTATTGGTCATCCGGTATATATCCTCTCGCACGAGCCCTTTACCCCGTACAGTGTGGATAAAGTACTTCCCTGATTTCGTTCGGTAAAGGTACTCGGTACACCCGTCGTACCGCGATTCGCCGATCTGTTCAGCTGTGGAGGTATCGCACAGCGTGCCTTTAATTGTTCGTTTCATTTCCGTACTCCTTTATGATCGGCGCGAAATATTGTGCCTCCGCAGCCTTCCTTGAGATCAGTCATAATAAGATACCCTTTCGACGATCCTGACGCCCTGAATCGGGCACTCGAGCGCGTAATTCATGATGCAGTTACGATCGACGTCGTAGGTAAGCATGATGTTCTCGCCGCCGTTCTCGGGGACAAGAAGCGGATCGCCGTTCTCGTTCTCGCTGAGGCGGTATCCTTCCGGGATGGTGATGATCAGACCGAGTTCCTGCTCGCAGGAGTGGTCGAAGTGGTCTTTGTCGAAGTGGCGGACGCAGCACGGTGCGAATCTGTGACCGTCCATGAAATCGTACCAGGTGTAAATCTTTGCTATTTTCATCCGTTTGTTAGGGTTAAGCTCTGATTCCCAGATCGAGGTTTCAGCGATGAGTTCGCCAGTTTCGAAAACGTCATCTTCGTCGATCTCGACAAGTTTTATTGTCCACTGGCAATCGCCTTCTTCGCCGTCGCTCAACGCTTCTGCGGTGTCAACGACATAATCGAAGAGCGATTTGTCGTTGCTTTTAATCAGCTGCTTCCATGTCTCTACGTCTTCGGGCTTGACGTCCCAAGATTCGACTTCATCTTCCCCGCTAACCCAGCCGGTTCCGTTGATCCATTCATGCGCGAAAAGTCTTGCTTCGTACTTCATAATAATTTCTCCTTCTCGCCGTGTAGTTATTCTTTGTCCGGCGCGATGTCAGCGCCAACAACGATTTTCACGGACTGGTAATGTCCCTCATCGTTGCTGTACTTGTCAATAGTTTCCATTGACTTGATTCGGCGCAGACCGTATGCGGTCTTGATTATACCGTCCGACGTGCCGCGCCATCCGTGGTAGCGGCAGATTTCGGAGTTCATGTTGCCCGGCATTCCTTTACCGTTGTCCTTCATGACGCGGAATGATTCGGTGCTATCCGGAGCGCCTTCGCGCTTATATCCGTAGAGGATAACCGCGTCACCGACGCGAAAATCGGTGTAAATGTCATTGACCGATCGATTGTAGTTTGTGTCGATGTAAAGGGTTTTCTGCTTCATGATTGTTTTCTCCTTCGCGGTTTTGGGTTGTCCGCGTCCCTTGTGATGTATATATTATAGCACACTCGGTACAAAAAGTCAATAGCTTTCGGGGAAAAAGTACCGTATCTATTTGTAAATGCTATATGAACAAGAAAAAGGAGCATTTCTGCTCCTTTCCCCGATCTCATAATGAAATCTTCAATATTTCAATCCACACCATCCTCGCGGATGGAGACGCGCTCAAGATTTCTCCTTCGCAAAATCATTATATCACAGTTTCCCGGATTTGTCAAGCGTTTTCGCGAAATTCACGCCTTAAATTTCATGACCCTGTCCAGCAGCTCTCGGTAAGCCTGACGATGCCACTCGATGAGCTCATCGGTCACTCCGTCGACAGCTCCGTGCATGGTCATCGCGCGGTCGTACCACTCCTTGACCTTTCCGAGCCGGTACTTAGCGTCTTCGATAAACAGCGCCGCGAGCTCTGGTTTCCCTGCTTCTTTCGCGTCTTCGGCGTAGTTGTACGCCATGCCCGCGTCCTTGATGCCGTCGGTCGTCATCCAGATAACGCCGCGCATTAATTCGTCTTTCATTTTAGCCTCCCGTTATATATCTATACAGTTTATCCACATCGGCGGCGGTCAGAGTCAGGGCGCCGACGAGCGGCACGTCGAAAGTGACTGCTCCGCGCTGTGCCTGCGCCGCGAATTCGCGGTAAACCGCGTCGATGTCGATTTGATCCTGCTCATCTATGACTCCCATCGCCGATACGACGGGATTATTTTTCAGTGTGTTAAAAATTTCTCCCGACCGGGACAGCATACGAGACGCTGCCGCGCCGAGGACCCATTTCTGCCAGCCGGGGATTTTTGCGAGGATTTCGGAGTCGAGATATCGCTCAATCCCGGCTGTTACTTGTGCCAGAGTTACCATTTCATCACCTCATGGGGCGGCGATTGCCGCCCCTGCCGTCAGTTACAGCCGCAGCCGCACCCGCACTTCGGGAGCGGATTGTAGGTCGGCTGAGCGGTGGTTCCGGTGCCGGGCGTGATGTCCGCGACCAATTTCGGATAGAACGTTGCGTTGGCGTAGGTGACGATGCTGTTGTCGCCGCAGCAGCGCTTCTCAGCCTCGTTGCGGATTGCCGAGTAGAGCTCGTTCTTGACGCAGACGAGATCATTGTGTGCCGCCTCAAAGCTGTCAGCGACGCGCTGATTAGTGACTGCCTGAGCCGCGTCAGCGTTTTCAAGCGTGCCGATCTTGCCATCGAAATATTTATACATTTCGAGCATTTTCTGATCGGTGTAGGTGTTCGCGTCGCGCAGCTTCACTTCGGTCTCCAGCTGCGCGATCCGCGCCGCCTGTCCCGCTTCGTAGCGGTCGACGACGTGATCTTCGTTACAGCCGCAGTTGCCGTTTCTCCAACCGCCGCCGAAGAGCCCGTTGAGCCCGCCGTTGAGGAGAGCCGCGCCGACGCCCGCCGTACCGATAATGCCGGTAGTCAGCGCCGCGTTTGCCTTGCCGTTGCTTGCGAATTCTGCCATGTGGATTCACCATCCTAAGTATATACTCGGAGTTTCCTCCGGCGTATATATTATAGCACGATTTTTGTGCAAAGTGAACGAAGAAAAACCGCCGCTTTCGCGACGGTTTCATGACATTTATATACGTGATTTGATTTTCTGCTCGCAGGCTTTGACGATCCGCTGAGTCTGCCGGACGGAAAGCCCGAATTCCTCCGTGAGGGGTTCAAACTTGATCCCATCGAGCCAGCGTCTCTTGAAAATATCTCGCCATTTCCGATCATGGATGCACTCATCGATGACTCGCGTCCATTCGGATCGCGTGAGGTCAGCCACGTCGTCAGCTCTCATGTCACGCCTCGCTTTCGGCGCCCGAGTCGGAATCTTGCTTGAACTGGTTAAAAAGCTCCCAGACAGTGGAGTCGATCAGAGCCTGCATGGTGTCGACGTCGAAGGTCACGCCGCGCTTTTCGAGAAAGTCCTTCGCGTACTGGTACTTCGCTCTTTTGTCGATCAGCCCGGAACGCGCAGCCTCTTCCGCCGCCTGAACCGCGAGTTCTACCCAGCGGATGATTTTCTTCTGGTCACTCTCCGCGACCTTGGTCGAAATCAGCTCCTTCAGCTTCGGAACGAGGAAAATCGTGATCAGCGTGAAGATCAGCTTCACCGCCAGTTCCAGAATTGGTGTTATATTCGTCTTGTCCATTTTCGATATATCCTTTCTTGCTTATCTCTTTGTTTTCGGTGATTTTAATAATACTTCCAAGCGCGAGTTCCACCGCTCCGACGATCCCGCCGACCGAAAAAGCGGCGGTCAGGTCGGTGCCGGTGAGGGCTTGCAGGACAGCGATAAACGGTAGGTAAAGCGCGAGGTAAATCAGCACTGCAAGTATCAGCCGCTTTAAGTATCTCATACTGCCACCCAGGAGTTGATCTCGCTGAGCAGCACTGCACCGGTGCGGACCTGTCGGACGGTGTAGGTCTTCCCGACGAGCCGTGCGGGGACTTTCCGTCCGGTCGTGTAAAGGTCGCCGGATTTTATCGTGTAAAGGTCGCCGACCTTGTAGGTTTTTTTCGGCGCGGGCGGCTTGACGCCATACCCATAGTCGATGTCCACATTCCCGACAGCTTTCGGCATTTTGCACATGCCGAACTGCCAGATCATAGCGTTTGAAAACGCGGGCGGAAGGTCGGTCGGCAGGACGGTATCGAAAGTCGCCTTGCCGTCTTTGCTTTTATAGGACGCGATCCAGAGCGGGTATTTCGCGAGCCGGTCGGAGTTGAGCCGGTAAAGCCAGTAGTCAGGATTTGTGTACACTCCGGCTTTATACCCGCGCTTCGTCATTTCGTTGCAAAATGTTTCGATGATGTCCGTCCGGAGCTTCGGGTTATACGTCACTTTGTGTTTCGCGGCGTAGCGCTCCGTGTCGTACTCAAAGTCATAAAACACCGGCAATTCAAGCTGATGCCCGCGCAGTGTCTCCGCGCACACCTCGGCTTCTCTCCGTGCGTCGGCGACGTCGAGCGCGTAGCAGAACCAGTATGCACCGACGAGCATTCCGCAGTCTTTCGCCGCTTTGATGTGGGCTTCAAACTTCGCGTCGACCGCCGTGCCGTACCCGGCGCGGATGACGCAGAACTCCACACCCTGTGACTTTATCGCGGGGAAGCTCCGGATGGTGTTGTGCCGGGAGATATCGATGCCTTTCATTATACCTCATCTCCTATCAGTATTTTCCATGCTTTTTCATAGTCGGGTTCCTCTTCGGCTTCTATGGCGCGGCGGTTGTCGACGGTCTGCTGTACTTCCGTCCGCCACTTTTCGGGGACGTCCTCGATAGTGATTTCCCCTGCGTACAGTCGGTCGGCGAGCAGTCGCTTTTCCTCGATTTCCGCGAGGACGGCTTTGTAGTCGTCCTCGGTGATTTCCGTACCGCCGAATCCTGTGCCGACGGCGATGATCGTGTCGCCGTCATACTCTGCGTAGTACCTCATGATTTTTCACCCCCAACCGCGACCCAGAAATAGGTAGCGCCTCCGCTCAGGACATAAGTCCCGGCGCTGTCCGCGACGGTGATAGTGTCTGCGTTCGCTTCGGTCAGACAGCACTGAAAGCCTGACACGGTGATTGCTCCTTCGCGTAATCCTCCTGCGGGCGGGCGCAGTGGCGATGTCGCATACATTTTGTACTGGATGCTGTGGTCGCGCATTCCCCATGCGCCGATCAGGATGTTTCGCTTGCCGGAGAGGTTAAGATAACTCGTCCGCATACCGATAAAAAACGCTCTCGGCACTTCGCCGAGCCTGTGCGCGAGCGAGTAGTTGCTCCGGTCGGATGTCGTCGTGATTTCTCCGCATGTCGCGTTAAGCCCTGCTGCCGCCGCTTCGTAAAGCCCAAAGATTTTATCCCCGTTCGCGGTGTGAGCCGAAAACCCCTTTAGCAGGCTCTGTGCGGTGACAGTATCAGCCGTGAGATCAATCAACGTTTCGCCGTTTAGGACGACTTTGTTGTAGAGTTTAGCTACGGGTTCAGGTGCTCTTGCGATTCCCATATCAACCACCCACCGTGACAGTGACTCCTCCGGCGGCGTTGTCGGTTTCGGTCACCGGGATTTTCGCTACAGTAACTTTGGCGAGGTAATCAAACCCGGCGTCCGGCAGGACTTCCTGCACCGTGAAGGTCGGCGTGACGTTTTTGTTCGCCTGAGCCTTGACGGCTTCGCCGCCGTAAGTACCCTCGACGCCGAGGATGGTGATACCTTTTTTAATGTTTCCCGCGACGATCGGAGCCTGAGCGGCGGAAGATATCCCGACCTTGCCCGAGCCGTCATGGAATCCCGCGGGGATTGCGAACTGCTCGGTCTTCGTGGTGACTTCGCCGGTCACAGCGCCTTTGTTCGGCATGACGCCGACGACTTTGTTCCCTGCGACGTAGGCGGTTTTCCCGTCGAGGATTTCCGCCGCCGCGGCGGTCGCGTCTCCGGTGTCGGCGTCGTAGGTGTTTGTGCCGACGATTGGAGCGCCGGACTTGTCGTGCGCTTTGTAGCCCTTCGCGAGCTTGTCCGCGACGACGGTATCGCCGGTGAGATCGAGTTTTGTTTCGCCTCCGACGACGACCTTATTAACATACTGATTGGCCATTTATAGCTCCTCTCCGATTATAAGCGTGTTTCCGCCCGCGCCGTTGCCGACCTCGAGCTGACGCATTTTTTTGACGGTTACATTATCCCGCATGTTTTTGCCCTTCGTCGGCAGGATGACCGGCGCTTTGATCAGCGGATCGACGACGTAAGCGCCGTCATATGGCGGCAGCTCCGGGACTTCGACGAGTTGTAAGCCCTCGATGCTCGCGTCAAACTCCGCGCTCTGGTCTTCCATCCGGAGATCAAATTCGGCGCATTTCGCTTCAAGCGTCGCCGCGAAATCTCCGTCGGCGGAAAATTCCACCGTGCCGAAGTCGGTGCTCGTGGCGCCGAACTCGACATTAAGTTCAGCGCCCGAGCCGAATTCTACCGGGAATTCACACGCTTTGGTCACTCTATCACCCCATCCCGGAGTATCTTCGAGACGTCAGCGGTGATGATTTTCGACGCGATAGCGTTGCCCGCAGCGTCGATAGCGCGTATCTGGATGTCCACAGACTGTGGACGAAATAGCAGTGTGTCGTCCTGTGACAGCTCGACGATCAGCTGATTCCCTTCCGCCGTGATTTCAGCGCCGTGCTTTGTCAGCACCTCGCGATAGGACTGCGCGAAAGTGATATATACACTCGACAGCTGTTTCGCCTCGAACGGCAAGGTGAATTTTAGTGTCGGGGTAGTGCCCCGTGGAAACGCAGCCATTATTCTCTCACCTCCGTAGGCAGTGCCATTACTTCGTTGTACAGTCCGGTCGCGACGTCGTTTCCGTGTAACTCGTGGTATGCGTGATAGGCACGTTTCAGTGCTTCCTTCGCATAGATCGGGCAGTAGTTCTTGTCCAACACGTACTTGTCGTGATTCCGGATGACCTCGGCGCGGAGCAGGCACTGTACACCCTCTTGCATCGCGTCGTTCCTTCGTCTCAATGTCTTGACATAGGCGATCAGCCCGGTGATTACACTGCCGCAGACGAAAGGTATCGCCCATGATATGATTTTTTCGACTATCATTCAGTCACCTCCTGCCACAGTGCGGCGGTTCCGGAGACGCCGGGTTCCCAGACGTTGTTGTCGACCAGAGATACCCATGTCTTCCCATTGTGCTTCACTTTGTCGCCCTTCATGTACGGATTCGTCGAGTCGGGCTGTTCCCACTCCGGCACGACTGACGGATCAGGAATCAGCACTTTCGCGAAAAGCGACGGCGCGGCGGTCGGCGTCCATCCTGCCTGAGAGGTGTGGGCTTGTAGCACGGTGTAAAGCACCCCGTCATACTGCACCCGCTGTCCTTTCGCATACGCGACGCCGTTCCCGCTCCATTTCGGATACAGGCAAGTCGCGGAGACGGCTTCCGCCTCGGTCAGACTTGCCGTCTCGGTCATCGCTTTTTCGATCAGCGGACGGAGCATCCGCGCGAGTTCGATCAGTGTCATCATTCCACCCCCAGTAAGATTTTAGCCGCGGCGAGCTGCTCTTCGAGGCTCGCGACCTTCGCGGTGAGTTCGGAGATGTCGCCGGATTGCGTCGGCGGCTTCGGCTTCTCCCCGTCTGCCGGATAAAATGTCCCGGTCGCGTCGTCATACAGCCAGCCCTCCGGCGGTGTGGGCTTGATGAAGCGGGCGTCGCCTTCCTGCGTGCCGTCGTAGCCCCAGCCCTCGAAGACATTATCCGGCGCCTCAACGAAGAGAACGTCCGGAGGGTATTTGCCCTCCGTGTCGGCGAGTGTCGGGTGCACCGGCGTCGCGTCGTAGTAGCAGAAATTGTCGACTATCTGAAATACTTTCATAATCATGCCTCCATGATGTTGTATGTGATCACGGCAATGCCGTCTCCGCCCTTGCCGCCGGTGCCACTGTCGCCGCCTGCGCTGCCGCCTCCGCCTCCACCAGC